ATTCCACGAATTATTCCCCGATGCAAGGCTACCCGAACCGTCATTGTTCAATTTCCACTTCGTCCCGTTGGTAATCGAGCCGTCGGCTCCCAGCGCAACACTATTCTTATAAATTCGGGATGTATCAATAGTCCACCCCGCAATTACATTCGAAGAACCCAGCCTCGCCACACAACTCCCGTTAGCATCGGTGGCATATAACCCGAAATCACTGTCACTACTATAATAAAGCTGTACCCGCTTACCGCTCGTAGCACTCGAACCGGCCCCATAAACGGCAACCCGTTTATTCCCGCTGTCAAGTGTGATATGATTTGCCGTCAGTGTTGTCGCCCCGATAACCCATCCACCGATCGTTCCCCGGACAAAAGCACACGTCAGTCCGTTGATATAAGCTGCATTAATAATATTTGAACGGATTTCTGCCGCATTCAGTCGGGCGGTAGCGATAGTTCCGGCAGTAATTTGAGAAGCATTCAGCCGGAGTGCATTCACAATATTGGCGGAAAGTGTGCCCGTGAAAATCCCGTTTGCATCAATATAAGTCAGCTTCGTAGACCACGCCTCATTAGTAGCCTTCGTATTCAGGGCATCTGCTACGGCACGGGCATCCGTGCCGGCTTTTTTAGCGTCGGCAATAGAAGTGTTCAGCGTTGCAGTCAGTGTACTGAGCTTGCTGTCCGCATTCTTCCCGGCTTCGGTGACAGCCTCCCTCTTCTTCGTATCACTGTACCCCTTTGCCGAAACCAAAGCGGCATCCGCTTTCCCTTGAGCCGTAGCTGCCGCCGCATTCAAGGTTTCAGTTTTAGCCTGATTGATAGCATTCATCCAATTCAGGCTTACTCCCGCTCCGAACTCGACACGTCCCGTTCGGGCATTATAACACACTGACTGATCCCCGCTACCCAACACCACATTACCCGTAGAATCCAAAGCAAACGTCTTTCGCCCCGCCCGAAATCCATACAGCCCGTCGGTTGTCTCGACGGTAGCTGTCCCTTGAACATTCACAGTTTTCAATGGAAAATGCCCCAGAGCAATTCCGGTAATAGTTCCGTCGGCATTTTTCACCCCTGCAAAAATCTTCGGAGTGATCAACGTCGTAGAATCAATCTGTGTTTTACTCGTATTCCACTCCGACACCCAATCCAGCATATTGGTATCTTTACCGGCTGCACCGCTTTTGGCTTTTACCCAATGAAAAGACAAAGAATAGGTAACACCCTGGATAAGGACAGGAATAACCAAACTGCCGTGGTCTGCCAGCGTAGTTGTGTTAGCGGCAACCGTATAAGTTACCGTCTTCCGGCTATTATCTACTGTTATCGAACCGAACCCTGAAGGCTTTGTAACACTCCCTATGGTAAACGCCGTATAAGGTCGGTTCCCCTGGCTTACCTCAATTGTCGAAACCACCGTTAAAGCAGAGACTATTGTCCCGTCAGAAGAAGCAGGGAATACATATTCGCCCAGCGACTGCCGGACATGAAAGGATTCATCCAGCGTTGTGATCGTGACTTGTCCCTTGGCAACCAAATCTTTTCCCATAATCATTTCTTTTTCCAAAAGAATAGGGAGAAAAAGCAATACACGTTTTCACCAAAGGAGCCTACCACTTATTTCGGCCCATAATGACAAAATCAAAAGCACCTGCATCAGGATTACCGGAAGAACCTACATTTTGAATTACGAAATAGGTAGAAGTCCGTTCCAGCAAACGGAAAAAACCGTAATAAGTGGTACTTGACCACAAACCCGCCATAACCGTATAATCAGTATGACCCAGATTATGATATACCCGGTATTTCCCGTCACCGATATGGCTGAAAGAACTGATCGTTACCCCGTCACCCCAGATTTTTCGGTATGAACTGTTATATCCGGTCAAATACTTACAGCCAATATAAAGTACGCCCGGGACACACCAGCGCTCCCCGGAACGCTGACCCAACTGCATCGGACCGTAGGCCTCTATCGCATAACTCGAACCTGCATTGGCAATAATATACATGCCGCGTGCGCCTGTGGCATAAGTCTGGATATTGATACCCGTGCGCGAAGAATCAGCACGCATACTGATAAGAGAACTACCGCTGTTAATATATAAAGAAGCGCTTCCGAGCATCGAAGAAAATTCTATGGAAGAATCCGAAGCCGTATTGACTAATTTATTACCACTGATCGTAAAACCCGCTATTTTCCCCGAAGTTGCCGTAATACTACCGTTCATCACGACATTCCCCGAAACATCCCATTTGATATTCTGATTTGCAATATAACCCGAACCGTCGGCATTGAACTTAATCTTACCGCTGCCGAACATGGCAGAACCATCCGTATTCAGTGCCCAATAATCCGCATTCGTCGAACTGTTGCAATTATACATATACCCGTTAGTCTGAATACCGATACTATGACCGGCCGTTACATTGATGCTATACAAGGCATGGTCGTTAAGAGTAAAACCTCCGATTGTTCCGCCAATAGCCATAATCCCCGAACGGTCTAAAGTGACCTTTGCATTATTACCGGCATCGCGTACGGAAATGCTGCCGTTATAACTGCTACCGCCCACAACCAATGTGCTGTCAATGATGACTTGCCTCGCACGTACCGTACCGGTATAAACACCATTCCCGTCAATATAAGTCTTTTGCTTACCGGTTACATTAATCCCTTGTGGAATCCCATTGATAATCACTGTCGAAATCTCTGCATAAGGTTCCGATTCTCCCGTCCCATATACTGCCACCAAACCGTTATCCTTTCCGATAGTCGGAATGCCGATCAATACATACGGATTACGGCTGCTGTTAATAGTCAGGTTCGATCCGCCACAACGCTGGAGAGCGGCATTCAGCGTTTCATTGATAGATATGGCATCATAAGAAGTCAGTACCACTATCTTGTCCGAATTTAGAGCATTCAGTGCCGAAGCCAGCGAGTTACAGTTAGCATCGTTTCCATACACGTCATAATTCGTGCTGGATGCCACCGATAAATTATTCCGGTTAATAACGGTCAGTGTCAGCCCCCGGGAACCCGAATTCACAATCTCACTGCCGTTTAAATTCACCAATCGGGCCGCATTATGGTTCAACCCTGTACCCCGGGCATATAACTTACCATAATTTGCCGCATTGTTCCAGTTCAAGGCAACGGCAGAAGAAAACGTAACACTGCCGCTACTGTTCCAGGATATTGCTCCGTTTGCAATCTTTCCGGAGCCGTCGTTATTCAAACGCCATTTTTCCCCGTTATAGATAGAACCATCTCCACCCAATGATACTGAATTTTTCCAGATGCGGGTGTTGTCGAATGCCCAACCGGCGATGCGGTTATACACTTCCTTTCCGCCCGACTTGGTGTAATTGGTGGATAAACAGAAATATTCTGTATTATCCCAAGCCATCATTTGGAGGCCGATAAATCCGGTCTTTACACTGTTCCCGGAAGCAGCTACCTGACCGAAAACAAGATGCCCTGCATTACTGTTTTGATGCCAGGTCAAGGTCACTCCTAAAGGTTTGTAAGCTCCTGTGTACCAATAGCCGCTACCGGTCGAACCCGAACGAAGCTGCAAAGGAGTAGCGCCTGCTGCACCGACACTCCCTACCGTCATATTATCACCGCCAATAGTAAAACCTCCAATCTTGCCTCGTACAAAAGTGCAATTCAGGCCATTAACATACGCAGCATTAATAATGTTAGCTTGAATACTTGCGGCATCCAATTTTGATGAATGAATGCTTCCGGCGGCAATCCGTTCTGCCGAGAGCGTACCGACTTTAATACTTCCGGCATTGATGGCTACGGCATTGACCTGAGCTGCCGTTAGCGTACCCGTAAAAATACCGTTCACATCGATATAAGTCAGCTTGGTTGACCAACCCTCGCTCGTCGCTTTAGAAGTGAGTGCGTCTGCTACGGCACGGGCATCCGTGCCGGCTTTTTTCGCATCGGTAATGGAAGCATTCAGACTCGTGGACAGCATACCGACCTTACTATCTGTATTCTTTCCGGCTTCCGTGACTGCTTCATCCTTTTTCGTATCAGCATACCCTTTAGCCGAAGCAAGGGCTGCATCCGCCTTCCGCTGCGCTTCGGAAGTAACCTCCGTCTTTGCCTGACTGATGGCATTTGTCCAGTTCAGGCTTACCCCGTTTCCGAACTCGATGCGCCCAGTCACGGCATTGTAGGTGATGGATTGATCCCCGTTTCCCAGCATTACGCTGCCCGAAGAATCAAGGGCAAAAGTTTTACGTCCGGCCCGGAATCCATAAATTCCATCGATGGTCTCTGTGACAATCGTCCCTTGCGCATTTGCCGTTTTCAACGGGAAATGACCGAGAGCGACACCGGTCAACGTATGGTCGGCATTTTTTACCCCCGCAAAAATCTTCGGAGTAATCAACGTCGTAGAATCGATCTGTGTCTTATTCGTGTTCCAGTCCGACACCCAATCCAGCACGGTAGCCGTACCTGGCTCTCCTTGTTTCGATTTCGACCAGGCAAAAGAAAGCGTATAAGTCTGTCCGCCGGCAACTACCGGAATACGGATAATCCCGTCGTCAGCAATCCCCTTGCTTCCGGCGGCAACCGTATAAGTTATGGTATGTTGGTTATTATCGACAACAATAGAAGTAAATCCCGCCGGTGTAGCTACACTGCCGATGCTGAAATCATTTATCGCTGTATTCCCGTGCATCACACTGATTCGGGAAGTCAGACTTACATTCCGTTCAATTACACCTGAGGCATCCGCAGCAAAAATATATTGTCCCACCGACTGGGTAACTGTATAAGCATCTTCCTGGATAACAATAGAGATTTGCCCACGGGCAAGAAGTTGGTTACTCATATTTGTTTTTCACAAAGAATAGCTCTAAACACCGGGAATGTGTTGACTGGAGTAGAAGAAACGGAGATTGCAACAACGCCTCGTCCGGAAAAGGAACAAGGCGTTAAAAACAACCGCAATAGGCCAGAAAAGAATGGTTTGGTTATTTCGACACTTCGCACATCAGCACTCCGCGTCCCGTTACATCTGCTTTGGATACGGTAATGGATTTGCCGGTATAAGTCTTCACCACGGAAGTACCGGCAGCGTTCCACAATTTCCACGTGTAGGTATAAGCCGTTCCCGCAGTGTCCAGCTCTTCACCGTTACGATAAAGCACGGCTTTGGCATCCACATCGTTACTGTTATTCTTAATTACAAAACCTTTCTGACTGACCAGATCGACCGTAATGGGATCGGACATATCCGAAAACGATAAGATGTCGCAGACCACCTTGTTGGCCGAAGCATTTCCGGCAGAGGTGTCCGTGTCTTTTATGGCACATTTGAATGTCTCGAAATTCAATACCGCGTCGGCGGTTATGGTAATCTCGTTGGTCGTCCAGCCGGCCGTGACGCCACGCTGGTTTGTTGAGGTCAGACAAGACCAGCCTCTGCCCAGCATGGAATTATAGTACGGACACGACACCGCGGCTCCCGAAGCGGCGGCAGCACCCAGGGCAGAAGTCAGTGTGACGACTTTTGTCGATGTGTTGACCGAAGAAATCGTGTATTGGGCCGACCCGACTGTAATCTTTCCGCCGGCTTCCATATTGGTAACGGAAGCAACGCTTATCGTAGTGGCTCCGGAAGCGGCAGCAGCCGTAAGTGTCGTCGGGGCAAAGACGGCTGAATCCTGAATTCCCCACGCATACGTCACGTTTGTCGTGTCGATGGTGGCACCACGCCACAAGTCACAATGGGCACGCAAACTCGGGGTTTCATCGTTTTTGAAAACAATGCCGTCCGGAGCGTAACACACGGCTGCGATCATGGCTCCCGCGTTCAGATGCTGGGTGAACTGGATTTCAGCACGGAAAGAGATTTCCAGACCGTTGGCGTCGATATAGGTTGCCTCGAATGAATAACGTGCTTGCGGGGCGGCAACGGTCAGGTGATTCGTCTTGATTGTCAAGGCATATTTGGCCGAAGCCGCGCCGATCGTGCAGCCGTCTTGTCCGCTGGTGATAACCGTGCCGTTCTTGTACCATTTCACCGTACCGCTCTTGATACCGGGTGTCAGGGTTGCCGCATTCCCTACGGCCGTGATCTGGTCCGTTCCGGCGTAACCGCTGACAAACAGCGAGGGGGTCAGCACCAAATAAGGAGAAGCTACCCACGAGGGAGCATAAACCCCGGTGTCTTTGTTGAAAACTTGGGTAAGAGGTTGGTTGGAACCGATAAATGCTTGTAATGAAACCGCATCGTTCTGATCGATGATACTGATTTGCCCACGGGCGACTTTTATTGCCATATTGATGGATTATTTAGGGTTATGATATTTCTACTTCACAGTTAAAAACAGCCTTGCGCCACACATCCGCATCCGTGATCTGCAACCTCCGCCCACGATGTTCTTCCTGGTTCCAAAGAGCGTCACTTTCCGCATTCCGGCTGATCCGGGTCCAGAGGAAACAACAATCTGCTATACGTTCGGTAACCTCGGTGCCCCCTTTGTAAACACGGGCGTAAAGCGTCGTGGAAACCTGCCCGTTATGAAAAACCGTACCGTGCTCGGATTCCACATACAAAGAATAGCTGTCCGAGCCGTCATATTGTTTGAAAACCGTATGTGTCGCGCTGTATGTTTTTTCTTCATAGATCGATATAAACCGGATTGTCAATACATTCCTTTCTTCCCAGCCATGAAAATCCGGAGTGACGGCATAGGCTGCCGATACACTCCCCGCACTTTTCCACTGTCCGTCCGATGCCTGATATTCCCAAAAGCGGGTGGCTCCCGTAAAATGATGTTCCGTCGCTGTGAGGACGATAGCTGCCGGATCACAAACACTACCGGCCAGCTCGTCAGGATAATGGAATACCATACCGCCCTCAATGGTGACATAGCGGGCTTTCATTTGTTCCTGGGCTGTTTGATCCAAATCCTCCCAGCGGATGGTGACATCACGCAAACTGATCGTATCTTGGGTCCAACTGAACCGCCCACCGGAGAAATATCCCGTACCGTCTTTGTTGATGACGAAAGAACCGTCTGCCGAACTGATAGAACCGTCCGCATTCAATCGTAATAACGGATGCTGGATCGTTCCGCCTACACCGCCCCGGTTAAACCAAGCCCCATATTGTTCCGTTTCGTTGAGCACGCTGTCCGTCGGCTGGTAGAGTGTCGGACGTGATCCTTTTTCCAACTGCGGAGAAGCAAAATGCCAACTGCTGCTTGTACTATCCAAAGAAAGGTTCATGGGACTTCCCGGAAGATATTCAACCGTCAGCGTAACACAATAACGTTCCCAGGCCTTGCCGATGGTGACTTGTCCCAGGATACTGTTCCCTTGCCGCAGGGTCACAAGACACTCTTCACTGCCTTGTGCCCAGAATGAAAAACAATAGTGTTCTCCGGCATGCGCCTGTGCCCAGGTTGCACTCTGGCATTCCAGACGGGTTGTCCCATCAGGCAAGAGATAGGAATTACCGATTCCGGTAGGTGGCGGCAAAGAACTGATTTCGGCAGTTGTTCTGAAAAGCGGTTCCAGACTATTGACAAAACTGTTTTTATGAATGCGCCCCACGTAAAAAGTGCTTCCGAAGCCGTTTTCATCCCCGGCAGTCAGCGTACCCGCCACATTGACATCCCGGGTGGCATAAAGCCGTTGAAAGTAAGCCCCATAGCCTTCAAGAAAACCGAACAGAGGATCGGCAATGCCTGTAATATGTCCTACGCGGGCTTTGGTTGCATTCGAGAACGTGGCCAGCGACGAAAGTTCTACCACATTCAGATCGGCTATTTCCCACCAGTCGTTCTCCCGGCATGCTGTCTGTTTCAAATCGATCAGAAACTCCCGTTCATAAGTGGTCGGAAGATCCACCGTTACCATAAAAAGACGGTATTGCCATTCGGTAGTAAGGGAAATCTCTTCTTCCGCTTCCCGTTCTCCACCCGTAATACCGAAAGATACCCGGACGGACGGCCAGCTTCGGGATGCTCTGATTTTATAAGAGAAGACCAGACGGGCAGGATGGGCGGGAATAGTCTCGAAAGATTGGCGGAATCCCTGCGGATTCAGTGGGTCATCATCTGCGCTGTTTCTTGTCAATCGGAAAATACGGGAAGCTCCGGGACTATCTTTCGTATAGGAAACGGTAAACAAACCGTCTCCGGCAAAACCGTATTCCGATTCCGAAGCCGGACGGCAAAGCGTATGTTCTGTAGCCATACCGTCGATCACATCCATATAAGGAGAATCATCGTCCGAAGCCGTCAGATACAACGCTCCGCTACGACGTTCGTCCATAAGGTTGGTCAGGCGTACGAAATCCAGAAGCTCGCCATCCAGAGGCTCGTCCCCCTCGATAAGGGCTCCCGTAAAATAAGGAGAAGCCGCCTGACGGCCATCGGGAAGAGTGATCGAATCTTCTCCCGTAGAGAGTACTACCATCAGGCTGTAAACAACACGTGTGCCGTCGGCATACTGGCGGCGCACGACATCCCCGGCTTGAAGTCCCTGTCGCTTCTTGGAAGTCGGATCGATGCGGATCTTAAAACGTGAATATTCGTATCGTGACATAAAGTTGCATTATAATTTCTCGACGCTATCCCCGCTGCAAGAATCAGTAACCCAAAGCGATCCGTTGGTGGCCAAAGCCCGTTGAACCTCCAGTTCATACACCCGCATCCGCTTGCGTATAGTCAGTTCATCAAAAGTAGCCGCAACGCTACCGGTAGTAATACTACGGCGGATAGCCCAGCCCGAACCGGCCATCCCGGAAGTGAAGAGCCGGGAGGAAAGGCTGCCGTCGAAATAGACATTTCCCGATAGCCGCATCCCGTCAGCGATCTGTTGCAGGTGAATATCGTCTGTAAAGAATAGACCGTCACGGGTGAGACGGGTGAGCGTTCCGGCAATGCCGATATGACCGCTGGCTTCCACCGGATTCAGACAGACAATGAAATCCCCGGTCGTGGAGATGCAAAACGAACTCGACCGCTTGTTCTGGGCGGCATAAAGGCTGGTTGAGGGGATATGACCGAAAAGAGTACCGGCCTCTTCACGGCCGCCACCGGAAACAACCGGGAATTCAGCCTCGGAAAAATAAGCCAGATGGCCGCCTGAAGTGGTAAAATAGCCGCCTGAGGTATTTCCGAAACGAAGTTTCCGGTGCACCACGATTCCCTCGTCCTCACTACCCTCCCGATAGGTGGATAGCAGGTCATTGCCATAGTTATGCCGCACGCGCAACGAATCCGGGAAATAGGCGGCACCGTAATTCGACACCAGCACGTGTTCCCCGTCGATGTCTGTCAGGTTCGACATCAAACGGACCTTGTTCGTATGGTCGCCACCTAAAAGCAAGTCGCCCCCGGCACCCTCCAGACGGACATCACGGGCGCCGGAACCTTTCAAAACAGTCACTCCACTGATACGCACCCCGTACCCGGCCGAAAAGGAAAGATCGGCAAAACAGGAAAGGTGGTTCCCCGTAACTAAAAAGAGTTGTTTACCGTCTGCACCCAGTTCCGCACCATGCAAAGCCCGGAACAGACCGGAGATTTCCACATGGCCTGCCACTTTCAGATCACCGGAAACCATCCCGTTACGCATCTTCCAGTCCACATTGTCCCGGTTGGCGTTTTCTCCGTGGTAAATTTCCTGACCGTGGAAGAAAAGACCGTCTGCGGCCATATAGATACCATTCTCTTTGCTCTCACCCAGTAACAGTTCATTTCTCAGATGCAGGGAAGCATCCGTAAAATCCACCGTTCCCACCCGCAGGTAAATAGTCTGTGTCGTGGGATCGCAAACAAAAGGCTGCATATTGCCGATATACAGGTTACTGCCGCCCACATGCAAGTCGCCGCTGATACGGATACCATAATCATAGCCGGTAACTACACCGGTATGGTCGGTCACCGCTTCCCGGAAAGTTTCCAGCACACGATGATTGCCGATACCCGCCCCAAAGCCGTAGTCGGCTCCCAAAGGACCGTTCATGTTGCCACCGCTTTTGGGCAGGTAATCGATCAGGATACCGTCACCACCGCCACTGCCTTCTCCGGCAATGCTTCCGGCAATCGCTTCGGCAAAACCATAAGCCGTGTTGTGCAAACGGATTGAAGTATCGTCACCCTCTTCTATACCATAAATGTGATCTTCACTTTTACGCTCCTGGGCGTTAAAAAAGTTTTGGTACAGTTGCCGGTAGAGGCTATAACAAAGGCTCTCGGGGGAAAGACCTCCGATGCCGGGATGAAGTTCCACACTCATTTTGTATAACTGGTTTTGGAAAGGAATTTTTGGATACGGGAAGTCAGCGACGTGAAATTCGGAAAGTTTAGCGGCTGCATGGTTCCCATCAATGTCGGCGTCATGATCTTGGAACACTCGGTCAGAAAATCGAGCATCAGTTGAGCCAGTTCGTTACCCAGCACCAAAGGCTCCGTGGCATTCTCATCACCTAAAGTGACTTTATTGTCGGCTACCGTTACACTGGTGGAATTTACCGTTTGCGTCACCTTGTCGGCGGTCTGTTTCACCTCTGACTTATCCACGGTATGCGTGATACTTTCCGCCTGCTGTACAACGGTACTCTCCTTGTCACTGTCGCTGCGCACCACCGTTGATACCCCTTCGGCCGCATAACGGGTATGCGCTTCGTTGCCCGTAGCTTCCAGTTCATTGTAGTCCGGGGCATTCTCATCTTCCGGATCGAGCTTTTCTGTTTCCGTAATGCCGATTACGGTTTCCGAATGTGCTTCCAGCCGGATCGTTTCAGCATGTGAATAGTTTACAATATAGGCATGACGGCTCGCCGCATCGGTGACAATGGTTACGTCCGAAAATAAAGCCGGAATAATCAGAAAACTGCCGGTACTATCCTGGGCGGCAGCCGGAAGCACCCCCTTATGTATAACCGTCCCCACCGATGCGGTCTCGTCGGGATATTCCCCAACGTCCACCGTACCGGCATAGTCCGCATACTCTTCGTCCGAAGGATTATCGTGTATCTTGCTCACATACCCGTGAACCATCCGGGCGGTACCTACACCGCCCGTGCCGCCCGGAGCCATCGCCACCCGGTCAATGCTCCGTCCCAGCGCAATTTTACGGATCGCCTCCGAAATCAATTGCTGGCGGTTATCTGCTATCTTACTGTTTGTTCCCATAAGTCGTTTGTTTTCCTTTAATTCGATGTGGTATAGTAATTTTTTGCCGGTAGCCGTCGGTACCAAAAGAAGTGGTTACCTCTTCGACGATATACACGCCGTTTTTGGCAGGATTATGGGAATCGGTCAGTTCTACCTGGCAGGCGGGGTACAGACCGAAGTCCCCGAAAAGGGTGACTGAACCCGTAATGCCGTTTAGGTTGTAATTCCGGAAATATTCCACGCATTCTTCGACAAGCTGATCGGAAGAAATATTCATCCGGGGGCTCATATAAGGCACTACCGTATAGGTCGATAAATCTACCTTTGTACGGGTGTCGGTCCCGTCGGCAGTGACGTTGCCCGTGATCTTGTGACGCTTCTTGCTGATTTGGGTGGCATTGATAGTCTGAAATTCCTTACTGCTTTTATCCGCAGGATCGTAATCGGGATTCAGACGCACCGTGACCTCGAAAAATCGTTCGTCCGAACCCAGTGCCTTGCCCTGAACGGCCAGAAACTTCGGATCGACTTTCAGCACTTTCAGTTCCGAGGAAGCCACATGCGTGTCGAAATAAATCTGAAACGGTCCCGCCACTGTATCTTCAGGGAAAGTCGGCTGGCTTTTCGATGAAGAGTAAGGTCGTCCGATAGCAATAGCCGGCATCTCGTCCTCGCTGTTCTCATCATATTTCAGAAAGCAGTAAATACGGTAACGGCTCCACGCGTTCAGGATATCGGCAACGGTAAAATTGTCTGTAATCTTGATTTTACCGATCTGGATGTTGAACCGTTTCGTTTCCGAATGCAGCTTAAAACCGGTGTCCTTTAATAAATTATATTTGCCTTCCAACACTTCGTTCACACTCGTGCCGCTGGCTGGAGTTTCAAACTTTGGCGACTGTTTGAGCTTCAGTTTGTAGGCCATATTCTCACACTGGAGTTCAAAACTGCTTTCACTGTTATAAGCCGTCACATACCCCTCGAACATGGTCTTTAATATGCCATTGTATCCCAGACGGACACGGACCCGCTGGCCAATCTTGAAAGTATCCTTGTCCATGGCCGTCTGGGTATTCCGCTTTTCGATGATTACGCCGTCCTGCATCACTTCGGTTGTGATGCGTGAAGCATCCTTTCCCTCCAGAGTCGCAGCGCCCAAAACCGTACTCCGCACAACCGTCCCTTTCGGAAAACGGATAGTCGCCTTACCGATAAGTTTTTTGTAACTTTCAACAATCTCCACCTCCTGAACTTCCGTCAGGGTGATGGCATTCTGTATCTTCATGGGGTTTGCCGGATCAGGATCACCGACCGTAATCCGGCAACACAATACGTCCAAAGGTGCTAAAGCCATAAGCTGTTCAGTTTAAGGATGGAGGCCGGATCAATCACATCCGCACCGAAACGTACCCACTTGATCCATTTGTTCGTATGCTCGATGGCTTCATCCACCACCTCGGCATCTTTCGAAATCAGCTCCACAGCTTCCGACGGTTCCACGGCCACGCATTGCAACGTATAAGGCTGGATATTGCGGCAGGTGGCCGCCGGCAGTGAATAATTCAGAATGATAAGCTGGCTGATCTTAAACTGCCGCAGAATCGTATTATCACAATCCAATACCCCTTTGTACTGGACCACTTTCAGAAACTTCGACAATTCAGCTTCGGGATAAACATCCGGATATTTACTGGCAATATGCCCCGTAATGGCAATCTCCAGGTCTCCGCCGCTGACATATTCCTTGCGAGTGTAGTCACGCCCCTGTACCGTGGTTAAGACAATGTTGTTTTTCGATGAAACCTGCACCTGCGGACCCAGATCGACAAAAGTCACCAGTCCGTATTTGCTGTTTGCCTCCACTTTTCCACTCTGTGAATCATAATATGTACCCTCGCCGCTGATTTTTAGCTCCAGATAGTCCGCAACCATACGCCCGACGATAGGGTCCGTATAGTTCTTTTGCTCGGCCACAGCCTTTTGCTCCTTGATAAGCTGGTAATATTGGCCCGTTTTATTAACAATGGCACTCTGCGACTGGGTTTCGAGGTATTTATCCCGTACCTTTTGTTCCCAGTATTTCAAATACCTCGGATAAGAGCGAAGCATACCGTAAGCCGTTTGTGTAGCCGTTTGGATAAGGGCACGTTTCAGAATATCCGTATTCTTTGAAAAATAGTGCACCGTTCCATCCTGAAATTCCGCCAACCCCAGTCCCAGGGCGCGGCGGGTAGCATCACTGATGTACCCGGCCAGACCTCCGTGCGAAAGCAAACCTCCGCTAAGAAGTGTCGAAGCTCCGATATTCAATAGGCGACTGCCGAAAAGATTTTTCATATCCTGTTCATTTATAATTTGTTATTGATTCCAGCTCGCGTCAAAATCATGTACTACGTCGATGAGTGCCTGAGCCATCATTTCTTTAAAGTTCTGTATCTCGGCCTGCTGACCTTCGGGCGACTTCATCAGGTCGATTGTATCCACACTCATCAGGTTCGTGATATTCACTACCACCTGCCGGGGAGTCGCACTCGAAAGACGGCCCGTACCCGAATAATTGCCCCCGGCGCCTCCGTCATCCTCTCCGGAGGTGGTAATCCGGTTGGCATTGAAAGGCTCCGTATCATTTGTATCGGGTTCATTCGAATAAAGCGAGGAAGAAAAACCTGCTTTCTGAAGAATGTTCTCTGCCGCCTCGGACGAACCGCCGAATTTTTCACGAAGTGAACTGATCAGGTTGACCAGCAAAAAATGCACTCTTTGGTTTCCGCTAAGCTGCTTCTTCCGCTCTTCATCCGTAGCCTGCGCACCCAGTTGCTGCTGCACCCACCGGCCCGTCTTGTCCTGAGTAAAACCGCTGCGGTCAAGCTCTCCGTAATCAAAGCCCGCTTCTTCGATGATTTTACGTGCGCCGGACATATTTTCAATGGCGGAAAGATAACCTTGTGCCGCCGTGGTAATATGCTTGACCGTTGTTTCGTTCTGGTAGCGTGCATAATGAGGGGTGTAGGCCGCATAGAACTCCGGCAACTCCCCGAAATCACGGCTGTAAATGACCTCTCCGTTACGTCCCGTTCTCCAAAAAGGTGTTTTGACACCCGTCTTTTCCATAGCTTCCGCCGGGCTGACTTCCTGCTGTCCGTATTTGAGCCCGATATTTTCGATAAAGGCACGCACCTGAAGCGGATCGGACATCTTGCCGAACTCCGCATAAGCGGCATTCACACGCGACTGGCTGTCACGGCGGGCTATCGTTTCGATAGCCGAACGGGTATCTTCCTGCCGGGCGTCCTCCAAGGTATAAGCAGGCATCGTGTTATAACCGAAACCACCGTAACGGCCGGCGTTGGCGGAACCCATCGAAGAAAAAATGGCCGCCCACCAGTTTCCGGTAAAAGCACCGATTTTCTGACCGCTGCTTTCTTCGACGCTCTTGCCGGCGGTTAGGTCGTCCACGGCCTTTTTGGTGTCGATGGCCTGCTGATAGGTCTTGCGCAGCGAAGCATAGAGGTCTTCAATGGAATTGTAACGGTACTTTTCATTCGAGTTGATTTCCTCCGTTACGGCATCTTTGGCCTTTTTTACCTGCCAGGTTTTGTAAGCCACCCATCCGAGAGCACCGATCAGACCGGCAATACCGGCCGTAGCTGCAACAGCGCTCGTACCAATGGCACTAAGTGATCCGGCAGCACCGACAAGTCCGCCGCCAACAGCGACCTGTGACGAGAAAAGCGAGGAAAAGCCCATTCGTGCAGCCAGTGAACCGCCTGCTCCTTGCAACAAAGCACGACCCATCGCTCCCTTGCCGCTGACGCCGGCAGCCTGCATGGCCGCTACCACAGCACGCTTATTGGCAAACGATAGGGACTTGATACCACGCGGACCTGCCAGTCCGGTAAGACCGGATACCAACTCCGCCACCGTATTGCCGGCAGCCTGCTTACCGATAAATCCGATGGCCACACCCACATTCGTTAGGGCACCGGCCAGCTTGAACAACCGGGTGCCGACAAACCCGGTAAACAACAAAGGTTCGATCCAGTAAAAATTCCGGGTGATCCAGGAAGCGAAATTCCCCAATATGGAAAGTACGTTCAGTATGCCCTGACCGATAGAAGCCAGACCACGGGCAAACTCCCTCGATTTGAATTTGGCAAGAAAGTCCCTTAACGTACTGCGGATGACAGGCTCGATAATTTCATATCCCTGCATAAATGATTCCGAAAGCTGCGAGGTTACTTGTGCCCACAATCCCTTTGTTGTATTCTGCTTCACCAGTGCCAGTTCGGAAGAAATACCCTGGGAGGCACGGTTCTGGGAAGAAAGGGAGCGCAGACGGTCGTAATTGCTTACAAACATCATCGCCGCATTTCCGCCGATCTTCCCGAAAACGGTTTGCAGGTCGGCGATACTTGCTCCTTTCTTATTCAGTTCTTCAAAAATGTCCGCAAGCGGTTTCAGGCGTTCCACCTGTTTCCCGTACACATCTTCCATACGGGTAAACTTCACGCCCAAACGGTCCAACACATCCTGACCCTGTTTGGTCGGTTTGGCAAAACGGGTAGCCATGGCACGAAGAGCCGTACCTGCAAGGGTTCCTTTGATACCCATATTGCCAAGCACACCGATAGCGGCCGCTGACTCCGTAAAGTCCACACCTGCCAGACGCAGGTAACCGGCGGCCATCTTATACGATTCCGCCAGTTCAAGGACGTTGACATTCGCACGCGAAACCGTGGAAGCCAGAATATCCGCTACCGATCCCATGCTCGAACTTTTAATGTTGTAGCCGGTCTGAATATTCGTCGTCAAATCGGCAATTTGAGAAATGTCATGGTCCCCGATGAGTGCCAAATTGGTAATAGGACGTATCGAGGCATTGATTGTTTCGATACCCATACCCGCCATAGACAGATATTTCACGGCTCCGGCGACCTCGATAGCGGTAAACTTCGTCTCGACACCGATGCGGCGGACGTAACGTGCCATCTGGTCGAAGCGGGTTTCAAAACTCGTCAGATCAGTATCGGCCACCCGCAGAATACTGTGTGCCGTCTGCATGATGTTCGAATATTCTACAGCCTCGGTGAGTTCCGTGCGCAGAAAGCTATAAGCCATATAGGCATTCAGCATTCCTGCCATCGGCAGGTTACGCCACGACGGAGCCTTGGAATACTGGATACGGTTGATGGCGGCACGACGCTGACTGCCGTACATGCTGTTATTCATAGCCGTCTGGCGGCGGGCAGCGGTCAACACTTGAGCTGCATTCTGCCGTCGTTGCCGTTCTTCCGCTTGCTGACGACGCCTTTCATCGACAATCCGTTGCCGGTTGGCCCGTTCGGTGGCCTTACGCAATTCACGGTCTGCACGTGCCCGCTCAGCTTCGCCCTGACGTGCAGCCCGTTCGGCAGCCCGGATTTCCGACATCTGCCGAAGTGTCTCCACTTGAAGAGAGGCTTTCTCACGAGCTTGTTGCATCCGTTGCTGGCTGAGCATTTGGTCCGTATAGAGCCGCTTGTTCAGTTGTGCCTGTTCTTTCTCCGGTAATGCAAAGGCAGGTTCCCCTGCCAGTTTAAGCGGAGGGCGTACGCTGACGCCACCGGCAGCACCGATTCCCGGCGACCCCATGCCGATACCGAGCGTCATCTTCGTAGCCCCTTTGATATTGTTCAGTAACGAAAGGATTTCTTGCAAACGGGCTTTGGCTAAATCGGTCTTGATATTCACCTCCCGGCCTTTTTCCAGATGTACCAGGGCTGCGTTGATCTTTCCGACAACCTTCGTGATGCTTCGCTGTGCGGTCATCGCATTCTCCATGGCCGTAGCCGCCGTTTGCTTTGCCTCGGTTTGCTGGGTGGCCAGTGCTTTTTTATCAACCACCTTACGGGCCTGTGCCCTCAACGTACGTCCGTCGATTTTCTCTCCCGGATTAATCGTCAACTTGATACCTTCGGTAAGACCCTTTATATCGGTCAGCAGTCCTTTGACTTTTTCCAACCGCGTTTCGGTATCACCAGTCTTGATGCTCAACTCGAAATTAAAATCTTTCTTCTTGCCGTTTTTGCCCCGGAACGTCTTTTCCACGACCTGCATCATCTCATTGATGTTGGTAACTACAGGGGCAAAGCTCACCCGGGCCTTATGCAGTTTCTCCACCGCATTGGCAAAAGCCTCCACCTGTTCCGTGCCTTTGGTGGCTTCGACTTTTATTTCGTAATAGACCTGATAATTCTGTTCTTGAGCCATATCGTAACGTTGATGTTCGGTTAAAGAATAGTCCCTGGAAGTCCGTTAGGGATGAAACAAAAACCCCTGCCGCCACAAGGGAAGCAGGGGTCGCAAGAAGAGCAATCAGGTAAGAGGAGGAGGTACGGTCAGACGGGATATAAGAACCTGCTGGTGCAGCCAAAGGGCTTCTTCCGATAGGGCGGCAAATTCCTCGTCAGTGATTGTCTCCAGATTAACACCTGGGAAGTAATGACGAACATAAATCAGCCGTTGCCGGATGCGCTGTTCGTCCTTCACCTGCCAGGTGTCGATCAGTTTACCAGTAAACTCTGGCGGGTAGTGATGATCTCGGAAAGCTGTCCCATCAAGCCGAACAAAAACAACGACTCGTCGTCCACAAGTTCCTTATCACCGTCGATAAAACAATCACGGGCCAGCGTACGCATAGCTGTCACCTCATCCCGCTTTGAGGCAGTCATAAACTTACTGAACTGCGGAAACGACGGTTCAGCCATATAAGCCACGTAAAATTCCTTTTCACCGTTATCGGTATCCCCGAAAACAACCATGGCATGCACCTTGCGCAATTTCTTGTCCGCCTTTAGCGTTGCCACCTTTTCCTTGATCTTTGCCTCCTGTTCCAGAGTCAGACTTTTCTCTTCCATTCTTTTCGCATTTTTTGGTTACAAAAAGAAATAGCGGTTTTTCATACCCGCCGGGTGAAAAAAGAATATACTTGCCCTCCTTCTATTACACGAAAAAGCGAATTAGCTCCTATTCTATTACAGCAATAATGTATTTATGCCCCAATTCTATTACAAGAAAAACACTGTTTTGCTCCGATTTTATGTTTTTATTCATATCTTTGCAATAACAGAAACTTTTGGAAATATGTTTGAAAGAAACGCTTTAGTACAATTAAAAGAATGGGCGGCAAGACCCGGCCACAAACCATTGGTACTTCGGGGAGCCCGTCAGGTTGGTAAAACCACCCTTGTGGACCAGTTTGCCAAAGAATATGGAGTATATCTGAAACTCAACCTTGAAAAAAGTGCCGACCGGCAACTTTTCGAATCCGGTATGTCCATGGAAGAACTCATCACCACCATATACTTGCTCAACAACCAGGAACGGAAAGCACTGCCGACTTTACTCTTCATCGACGAAATACAAAACTCCCCGCAAGCCGTTGCCATGCTACGCTATTTTTACGAAGAAGTCTCCGGCATAGATGTAATTGCGGCAGGCTCCCTGCTGGAAAATCTGATAGACAAACACATCTCTTTTCCCGTGGGACGTGTCGAATACATGGCCGTACGCCCATGCTCATTCAATGAATTTCTCGGTGCTATCAACGAAAAAGGATTGAAAACGGCCCAGCGGCAAGCTGCCATTCCAACGCCTCTGCACGATAAAACTATGCGCCTGTTCAACACCTTCACCTTAATAGGAGGGATGCCCGAAATCGTAAACAACTATGCGGAAAGCCAGGACATAGTTGCCTTGAAATACATTTATGAAACCTTATTGACCGGCTATCGGGACGATGTTGAAAAATACTCCGAAACCGAAAGCATGAGAAACATCATACGTCACATTCTCAACGCCGGGTGGATATACGCCGCACAACGTATTACATTCGAAAAATTCGGAAACACACTATATCGCTCCCGGGAAATGAGCGAAGCATTCCGTACACTCGAAAAAACAATGTTGCTCGAACTCGTATATCCCGTGACCTCCGTTGTCGTTCCCATTGCCCCCGAACCGAAGCGCTCCCCAAAATTACTATGGCTCGATACCGGATTAGTCAACTACGCCGGAGGAATACAAAAAGAATTGGTCAACATACGCGACATAAGCGACGCCTGGACCGGACACATCGCCGAACAAGTCGTCGGTCAGGAACTACTCAGCAGAGATAACTTATTCTCTCACAAACGCTATTTCTGGGTTAACGGTACAGGCTCGGAAGCCGAAGTAGACTTTGTAATCCAGTTCGAAGACAAAATTATTCCCATTGAAGTGAAATCCGGCCACAACTCACGCCTGCGCTCATTACATCAATTCATGGAAAAAGCACCGCATGACATAGCTGTCCGCTTCTGGGGGAATCCATTCTCGATCGACGAGGTGACTACTCCGAAAGGAAAACAATTCCGGCTCTTCAACCTCCCGTACTACTATGCCGGACAAATAAATGAAGTATTACAAAAAAACAGATAACAATTCACTATGGACAATAATAACTTGACAACACTCGCTTTTTCCATTTATTCAAATAAAGGCACTTATGCCTTACTATTGGGTGCAGGTATTTCACGCTCCTCCGGCATACCCTCCGGTTGGGATATAGTAATCGACTTACTGAAAAAATTAGCGGCACTCAACGGTGAAAACGAAATATCTGATTATGAACAGTGGTACAAAAACAAATTTGGCAAAGCGGTAGATTATTCTTCTCTATTGGGTGAACTTGTCAAAACTCCGACGGAACGGGTAAACTTGATGAAATCCTATTTTGAACCGACAGAAGAAGAAGCTGAATCCCATTTGAAAGAGCCAACCAAAGCACACCGGGCGATTGCCCAAATGGCTAAGAATGGTTTCTTGAAAGTAATTCTTACCACAAATTTCGACAGACTGCTCGAAAAAGCACTCGCCGATGTAGGAATAACCCCACAGGTCATTTGTCATGAAGATGATATTGAGGGAGCGGTTCCCTTAGTACACAGCTCTTTGACGATAGTCAAAATCAACGGCGATTACATTGATTGTCGTTTTCGCAATACTGCCGAAGAGCTCGATGCCTACCCACCGAAGCTACACACATTCCTGTCACGCATCTTCTCTGAATTCGGTCTGATTACATGCGGTTGGTCTGCTGCATGGGATAAAGGACTGACAAATATTATTCGTAGTATAGAAAATCGACGATACGCATCCTACTTTACCTACGTTGGCAAATACCCCGAAGCACTGAAAGAACTCTCGGATTTTCGCCAAGGAGAATTACTTGCCATTGAAAATGCAGATACCTTTTTCTATGAACTCAATGAACGTATAAAAGCATTGGTTGATTGTGATGCAGAACATCCACTAAACAAAGAAATTATCTTAGCTCGGACAAAAAAATACCTCGCCTCCCAACAAGGTAATATCGCCTTTTCAGACCTATTCGAAGCAGAAGGACAGCGTGCCTACGATAAAATAATGGAACATGCCAATTATAATTTCACCCTCGACTCCAGTAGCTTCAAATCTTATACAAGATTACATCAGAATGCCATAGATACTTTAATTCCAATGAGTATTTTGGTCGTGCGTTGGGGAAAACCAAAGCATTTTGAGGCTGTGATGGATATACTCGTAAAATTGGCGGCAAACCCTGTTAAACCGGGAAAAACATACAACACACAAACATTACCTCTACATTATTGGGCCGCTGTTACATTATTATATACCACAGGAATAGCATGTGTTAAATATGATAGATTCTCCTTTTTAAATGCTTTATTCCATCTGATGCTCCCCGAAAACACGTTTTCAGACACCACAAGCCGTAAATACCTGTTGGATGAACTTCACCCGTGCTATTGGGAAAAAGAACTTCTGAATCAATTGAATGGTACAAATTACCACACACCGTTGAGTACCATATTATCAAAACAATTACAACCTTACTTCCAGGAAAATATCTTTACCGAATCGGAATACATCCAGTCTTTCTGCACATTCGAATATCTATTGTCTTTATCCTATAAACACATAGTCTGTCCTTTGTCTTTTAATAAAGACTGGGTTCCTTGGGGAGAATTCCAGTGGAGAAAAGCCTACTTCATCAGAAATAGCAACAACCTCTTTACAACCTTCTTTGAGCAGGCCGAACAACAGAAAAATGCCTGGGAACCAATAAAACAAGGTATGTTCGGTGGAAAATACGAGACCTATGAAGAAATAAAAAAACAAGTAGATCAATACCTGAATCAAAATATCCATTTTCATTAAAAAACAAATAAATAGGACTCTTTCATAAATACCAAAAGACCACACTTTCAAAATGTGGTCTTTTTCGTAATATAAGTGAAAAATTTCTTTCTTAAACTATCGCCCTCAACTTCTCTTCCAGTTCTGTCTTTGCAACAGCCCCAACCTGGCGGTGAACCACTTCGCCACCCTTAAAAAAGAGAATGGTGGGTACATTGCGAATCGTATACTTCACGGCAATATCATTATTCTCCTCCACATCACAAGTGCCAACCACCACTTTACTCTTATACGTTTCCGACAATTCGTTCAGAATCGGCTTCAACGACTGGCACGGACGGCACCATTCAGCACCGAATTCCACCACCAGAGGCAGGTCGGAAGCAAGATACGATTCAATATTCTGTTCTGTTATTTCTGTTACCATATCATTCTACATTTATTATTAAACTACGGAATAAAGATTGCAAAAGTAATAAAATACACCGCCCCCACAACGCAAAAACCGCTCCTTTTGTAACAAGGAACGGTTCCGGGACAAAGCAATGACACATCAGATTGTATCGCCGTTACCTATCTGAATATCAAAGGGATTGAGGTCAAACTCGTGAACAATATTGGTATCATCCTGCTGGCTCTCCATGCCGTCCTCACTGAAAATACACCCCTTCAACGTAACCGTACTGGTCACCCAGTCGTCACTCGCCATCGGATTAGCAAACGAAACGATCAGGTCGAACTCGCCAATATCCATCAAACTCCCGTAAGTCGAGCGGAGCCCCTGCTGAGTGGCATAGTCCATGGTAATACTCGCCTCATAAGTGATGTTTCCGAAACCGCGGCTGCACGGCTTTCCGCCCAATCCGTAGTTCGATTCTATCTTCCGTTTCTTGCTCCATTTGATACCGCTCACACCTTCCAGCACCGTAGAACCTTCGTCCACGCCCAATGCCGTGGAAGCCAGTGTAATCATGCTCCAGCTATAAGCTACATTATTGATTATTGCCATATATTTCTGTTTTTTAAGCGGTTAAAGAAAGTCCTTCCTCAACGTAAATCTTGACGGCCACACCCACCGGCACAATGACATAGCTGATGCGCAGCGTATCATCCACCAGTACATTCTGGTTGGCATTGATCGTTACCGCATAGCCGGAAATCTCCTGGGCAGATTGCATCTTGGCCAGAATATCGCCGACCAGTGTCCGGAAAGCTGAAATCTTCGAGGCTGCCAGATAACCCGTTGAGGGATTCACCATAAGGGGAGAATGAACATAGGGCAACAACGCCTCACGCACGGCACGGCGACTTTTGTTAATCGTTCGGTTACGGGCAATAGTACGGTAGTCCCCGATCGAACAGGTCTGATCTTTCGAAATATAAATCCCGTTTTCACGCCCGGCATACTTAATGGGGAAAATATAGCCCTTATCGTCCAAATCATCCAGTAACGTCGGCGATAAAGACTCATACAAATTCGTCGAAACAAATTCACCCCGGGCATCCAAAGTCAGGTCACCGAAACCGAGCTCGATCTGCTGAAAATCATCGTCAAACAAATTGAACTGGCGTACCCACGCAATAGATTCCTGAACATTGGCCTTGGCAATAGCCCCCATCACACTCCCCAGAAAACCCACAGGGGTATGATTTACATTGCGCATCTGCATCGTTGCAATAGTCTCGTTACGGGCTTGCCCGAAGATCACACTCGTGCGGGACGCTTCGCAGATAGCCGTCGGAATCTTGTTCAGGTCGATTTTCTTCGCATCTTCCGTACCTCCACCCGTATTCCCGGCATTAGCCGATAGAATAATACTCAACGGTTGATTCTGCTCCGCCATAGCGACAGCTTTCTCATTGATTCCTTTCACCAGATTCAGATTGTATTTCTCCGCCTCGCCGTTGGCTTTCCACAAAGGTTGCTCCGTCCATACACCCAACTGGGAAATCAGCCCGTCCGCAGCACGCTGCATCACGTCGATAGCATCCCAGTTCTCCGAACAGTCGGCAAACATCACGTACAGCCGTCCGTTACCGTCAATATTCCCGCTCATGCGGAAGAATTCCCGGATATGATAAGCCGGAATACCGTGCATAAAATTTTCGTTCGCTTCTTCACCCTCTTCACAGGCGACCCGCTCAATGATGCCGAAATCCTGAATGGATGACTTGCGACTGGTGATATAGAGCACGTCACCCGCTTTTACGTTCGCTTCATTGCTTTTCTCGTAACCGGTGGTAAACAACTCGGGCTGCTGTGAAATGTCGAAAAGCAAACCGGTAATCTTTTCGTTGCTCGAAGAGGCAGCATACGGGAGATTGCCATCGACATCCTTGATAATTACATTTCCTAATGCCATATAATCAGTGTGTTACGATTCGTAATAAGGATTTTTGTAAAGCACTGCAACACCACGGATTGCAGGCGGGGTATCGGCGGTATAAATCCCGCCGGTAGGACCGATATAGAGTTCCGGGTAGAACCGGAATTTCTTCAGTATCTCCTGGGCAAAAGCCGGAATCTCGGTCTTTGCCGCTATGTCATTCTTCTTCCCGCCGGTTTTGGTCTCGGGGGGTGTTTTAGTCGCCGCTCCGGGAGGCGTTCCCTCGGTGGGATGCTCCGCCACGACAGGAGAATCGGAAGTTGGGGCTGTATTCATTTTTGCCATAGATTATCGTTATAAGGAAAGGGGAATGGGCATGATGTCCATCCCCCTTTGGTTGTTGGTATCAGGTTCTCTGAAAAGAATTACACGGTCTTTTTGTAAGCTGTATGCACCACGATTTCTGCGGGTTTCACGATGTTCACATCCATCTTCATGCGTGCCTGGAAAAAGAATAGTTCGGAATTGGATTGCAGGCGGTCCACCTTTAACACCTCGGTATCATTCGCATAGTCGACACCCATCCATAGATTACTGTCCATACCCGTCGTAAAGTGTCCCAAAACGATAGTATGCTCGGGAACCCCGATGATAGGCACGATCTTCTTGCCCTTGAAGCGATACCTGTTGACCTCGCTGTTTTCGCTGTACTTCACCATTTTATCGGTAATAAAGCGATCATACATATCCCAGGTTTCCCAGCTCATCAGGAAAGTCAGTCCGGATTTCTTACGGATATGCTTGGGACATTTCATCCACATGCTGTACAGGGCAGCCTCCACCGCTTCACCGTTCGCAAGCTCCGTCGTTCCCGACACAATGCACTGTCCTCCGGCTACCGTCTCATTATCGGTAGCGTTCACATTATCGATAATCCGCTTTATGACCCCATCGAAATACTTCTCCTTGCCGCCGCCGATAGGCGTACAACCGGCAGGGACAGTTATGCCTGCTGCGGCTGCGCCCCCTTTGGCACTCGTCCAGATTGAATTCCCGACGAATTCATCCTTCTTGTCCATAAGCAACCTCAACATGGTCGCTTGCAGCTTCGGGTCCAACTCCCTGAACACCAGGTTGCCGGTCGGCTGTGCAAAACGCCAGTACGACTCGAAATCCCTCGGATTGAACTCCAGATAAATCATAAAATCTTGAGGCTCAAGGTTTCTCTCTGTAAATTGATACTCGTTGAAACCGTCCTGGCCTTTCGCCCCGTGGGTGCTCAAGGGGGTAGGCACATTGTCCTGGATGATGTCACCCAGACGGATAGAGGGAAGCGTGTATTTGTGCTGAATACCGCTCTTGATATGAATCAGCCCCTCACGGAAAGTATCGTTTCCCTGCGCCGTATAGGTCAACAAGTCTTCAAGGACCTCACCGTTGTAGCCGTTCTGCAAAAAAGTCACTGTATCTGCCATTGTCTTTCTATTGATTTTTCGTGCGTTAGAATCTCGGCCGCACACGGAGCATCCACTCAAAACGGCATCAACCGCTTCCGGCAAATCAGTTAATCGAATCTGGGAAAGGGAGCATGTAAAAGGACAGAACGTCCGGACTCCAGTCAGGAATAAAGAGCAGGTTTGAAACGTCTCCTGCCGGACGTCGTGTTATTGCAGTTTTTTGAACTGGAAGTTTTCACCTACCACGGCCGTAACCTTTTCGGCTATTTTCTGCTCGGCGGTTTTCATTGCGCTGGTAGCAGCCTGTGTATTTGCCGGGTCCGTAGCGATTTGCTCGCTGATCTTTTCACGTGCGGGAATCGAATTGATCGTATTCTGCACCAACTCGAAATTTGAAACGGCCATTTCCGTCCAGGTTGGCAGGGTGGCGGCTTCGATTTTCCCGTTGTCAACGGCTTGCTGCAAAAATTGCTGTATAGCGGCAGCCTTCTGGTCGGCTTCCTGCTGTTCGTACTTCTGCAAACGGGCTGTTACGCCGTCCAGATCCTTTTGCAGGTTGCCTATCGTGGCATCCTTGCCGGCGATAACGGTCTGTGCGTCACTCAACGCTTTTTTCGTCTCGGTGAGTTTGGCCTCCACGCCCGTCAATTCGGATATACGGGAAAGCACATCCTTGATTTCGTGCTTCTCGGGCATCCCTAACGATGCAAGGACCGCACTGTATTCCGGAGAAAGGTTTTTGTCTTCGTTCATGTCGGATAATTGATTAGTCTTCGTATTAAGATTAGTGTTTTTCTCATCGGATGGGTGATTTTCCGTTTCCGCAGCCAACAGCTCCGGCTCCATACGGCTCATCACGGCTTGTATGGCCGCTATATCCGTTACGCCGGACAGCTCCGCCCGCACCTTATCACGCAACTGCCGGCTGGTCTTCAGCACATGTTCTTCGGGGATGATACCCGCCCTCACGGCGGCGGCAGCGTCGAAAAACGTTCCGTCCTTATCCGGCTCACCGTTCATGATCGCTTTTACCCGTTCCCGGCTCAGTCCGAAACGCTTGCGGTAAATAGTCTCGATCTGGATGGTAAACGCCTTGACTATATCCGGTGCTTTCTCCCCGTCCTCATCCGGTAAAAAGGGATTGTGGATCATCAGGATGCCGTAATCCCGCATCAGTGATTTATCGGCTGCCGCCCAGATGACGGATCCCATGGAAGCCGCCATACCCTCGATTACACATTCGGTCGGTATCGACGAATTCTGAATAACGGCATAAGCCGTCATACCGTGCAACACCGAACCTCCTTCCGAATTGATAAGTACCCGGATCTGTGACGGACATACGATACTTTCCAAAAATTCAAATGCCTCACTGAAACGGCAAACCATTTCCTCGGTGATCTTCCCGAAAAAACGGATCGAAGCCGGATGACCGGCTCCACGCTGACAGACGATATTTTCAAAAGTCTCTGTATTCATGGATTGCTTTGGGAAAGAATAGCTCAATCCGGGGGAAATGGTTTAAAGACCTATGTCTCTCCGCCGTCATCCTCATCCGGTTCCGGAGCCAGTCCCGGATTTTCCACCGAAGGTTCGAAACCGCTGCTCTGCTCATAGGTCGGCTCGGAATGGTTGCCATGTCCCGCCGTATCGTGTTCGGGAGCATCCTCGTGCTGGGTAAAAGGCGGCATGACGACATAGCGCTTCACCCAGTTCCGGTACTTCCAGGCCGAAGACTCCCGGAACCACACTTCGTAATCTATCCAATAAGCCTGTAACATGCTCACGTTCTCCGGCATGTCGAAATACAACAGATTGCAACGCTCGTTCAGTGCCGGTTCCCGGTTCTTGGCATCCTGGATAGCCGTATTCAACCGCTGAAAGACGATAAAAGCATCGCACTCACGATCCGGGTCGCTATTGTTCAGGGTATTGAGAATAAACCGGATACGCATGGTAGCACGTCCTTCACCCAGACGTTGCTGCTGAACCAGGTATCTTACATTCACGAAATGAATGAAAATGGCGGGAAAAGCAATTTCCATCTCCCAATTTTCATTCCGTACAATACGGGAGAACTGCCCCGTATCGATGGCGACCGTCTTGAAAAAGGGAGGGGAAAACTCGTCATCCGGATTTTCACGGATAGTGAGGATTGCACGTCTTACCGCCTGGTACATGCTCGTAAAGGGGTTTTCCGTAACCTCCTCGGGAACGGATACTACCGGTGCTTGTTCGGGCTTAGGAACCGGTGGCTCTTCTATGATATGTTGTTGCTTGTCTCTGATCATGGAAAAGGAAATCCCCGGAACAGTACCGGGATAAATAGTTCGTTAATCGTATTGTCCAACTTCGGACTGAAACCGATAAATTGCCGGTGTTCCGGGCGGCGGCTGGAATTTTTACGCACGGTGTAAAGCCCAAACTTCGGATCGGTGTTATGCACCGCCGCATAGCTTTTAGAAGCGCCACGGCGTCCCGGAACCTTACCGTTACTCGCTGTCGTCCAGATCAGGTAAGAGGCGCCACGTTTATAAATTCCTTTGCGGTTCTTTCCGGCACGTTGAGTGATATTCGTCTGGTCCATGGGAGTAGCCACGCCCTGAATCGAACGGGAAAGAATACCCGAATCTATCATCACCGGATGGTCGTCCGGCAGCCAACGCCGGGCGGGCCATTTTTTACCGCTGCCGTAAAAACCACCTTCGGAGAAACTCGTGCGGAAACGGCTCTTCGAGTAATCACCGGCCAGCGTTACAAAATCGTGCGTGTTAAACTCCATTTTATTCGGCAGATAGCGGCCATTACCACGTGGTGCCCATTGCTCGCAAAATTCTTCAAGCGTTATCCTCATGGCAGTCATTCCTTGTTTTTTTCCTGTGCACCACGGGGATGCCCGTACCTGCGGTAATATTCTTCATCGCTCATGATGCCCCGGTCAGAGGAATTGCCACCGGTAGGAGCGCCACCGTCCGATATACCGTCCGGAAGCACATTGAGCTGCCGCCCTACCACAATACCGAACTCTTTCTCGATTTCATCCGCAGCCACTTCATACTTGTCCGTAATCAACTGATAGAGCTTGATGCGGTCTTCGTTATTCATGTCCAGACGGTTTGAGTACCGGAACTCCAGACCGGCTTTGATGTATCCGATCGCTACCAGCCGGGGAATTACCTGTTCGTTCATCATGTTTTCAATATACCGTCTATAAACCTCGATGCGGTCACGGAATATATCCTGATGTGCACGGGTAGAACCCACATACGACTGCATGCCGCCGGCCATCGACTCGGAACCCAGGATTAGGTTCGACACCTCCTTGTTCACAAACTCGATAAGACTGGTATAGATCTTCTCCGAATTCGACATCGTAAAGGTCTTAATATCCACCTCGTCCTCCAATCCGGTGACAATCACTTTGTTCTGGGCGGCATTGGCTATGTCCTGGGCCAAACGCTTCCGGTCGGTATTGTTCTCGCTTACCGTCTTTCCGTGAATGATCGGCTGCCCGTAGGTATGGCTGAAATTCACATAATTGGCGAGAGTGAACTTCTTGGCGAGAATTAGCGGAGTAGTCGCGGAGAACAGTCCCAAATCCCCCGTGGAGATAAGCACGTAATTCTTGCAATACGCCGCAGAATCCAGTTTCCAGTGAGGCAACCACATTCCCTGGCGTTTGACTACCACATGCTGTTCCGGAAGCACGTTACGCCGTTCGATACTGTTCACCTCCGCCAACCGTCCGGTGCGGGGATCGGTATAGGGCATTATCTCCAGCAACGTATAACCGTATAGTTTGGCCTCGATAATGCCCCGGATAATCTTGTCAAATTCAGAACCTTGTATCTTTTGGCTTTCTTGTACATCTTTGACATATTTACCTTTTGCGTTTTGATGCGCAAGCATATAGCGATCACCGAGTATCTGACTTTCCAACGTCTCGATAACCGCCCTCAAATGGGCATCCTGTTGCAAACAGGAATCATAAAGATCGATCAGACAACTCCGGTCGTCGAAAGCCACACCTTCCGAGACATTGGCACGAACCGATTTATACCGGTTGTGACGGTCGATCTCCCGGACATATTCCTGAATAGTTTTTTTCGACGTACGGAATATACTTTCGAGCAACTCATGGTTAAAAGTACCTTCTTCCTGCATTTTTTTTCGGGTTTCAAAAAGAATAGTTTGATCCCCGGAAAACGGGTGAATTACCCTCTTTGCTCCATACAGGCTTTACAGGTCTAAAATGGCTGGCCTTCCATACATAATAGCGATATGATTATTTACAGCTTTTCAAGTGCTTTTTGTTGCATAAGAACATTTATAAATCGCTAATAATGAAGATGTAACATTAAAAAATATCAGTAAATTTATAAGCGTAATTAAGTATAAAAGATATATATTTGCCGACATATTTTAAAATTTAACTATATGAACGAAATAGAAAAGCATCCAAAGTCAGAACCCCGTTATGGAGAATTTCCGGAACTTCTCTTCGGCAATTATCCGAACGCCAGAATTTATTTCGACGTTACCCATTTTCTCACCGCCATGAAAATGGACCCCGAATCCCACTTCACAAACTTTATCAACGCTTTCGCTTTCTGGATCGACAAGCTGGGTAAAATCTACGGACTTTCCCATGAAGAGCTCTTCCTGACCGATCCGGATACAGGGCATCAAATGGCGGAAGAGTCACTTGCCCTTCTTTTCGTGGTTTATACCGATCCGGTATTCGGCAGTTACCTGCTCGAAAGCATGGGACAAATGCTCCTCGAAGGATTTGTCTGTTCCGACACTTATCTGCTGATGCAGGTTCGGAACCGGTTTACAACCCAAGAATTAATATCTACTCTAAACTCAAAAAACGAATGAAAACCAAAGGACCATTTTTACCTTCAAAGACAGTGCTCGTTTTCAACGGAGCCTATGTGCTGGTCGCCATTGTGCGGTCGTTGCACAGCGCCGCGGAATTTTCAGACATCAACTTGCAGGCAATATCATTCTCCTGCACCGGAAAGTATGTAGCCGCCGGAGGATTCTATTTCCGTCATGCGCATCCGGACATACAGATAGAGCTGTCAGACCTCGACTCGCTAAAATTGCAGGAATACGACCGTATGTGTGGTGCCACCAGACGCTATTTCACCACCCGGGAAATGGCTCACAAACGCCAGACATACAGCAAGCGGCGCAAAGAATTCAGGAAATTTTATAAACAATTAGATAAAAACGAACAAAATGAAAAGTAACACGGTACAATGCGGAGAGTATCCCGTCCGGATACTTTTCGGTGACGACAAGGCACTCGCGTGGATTAATTTACAAGACCTGTGCAAAGTCCTGGGAAGAGATGAAACACGTGACATCAAAGAAGCCATCCGGGTATGCCCGTCCTGCATCCAGATTCCGTTCCGCCAAAAAGGAAGAGAAATGTGGGCGATCAGCCCCTATGATGTGTACAAACTTATGCGGCCGATGCGAAAGGAGAATGTGCTCATCGCCAGAAACTGCGATAAAGTGGAGGCGTGGCTCAATGAGCTGCTCGAAAAGTCAGCCATACAGTCCGTCCGGTTGCCACAGCAACAAGAGGATATGGTTTTCAGCTATCAGGATCATCCCATTTCATTCCGGGCAGCCAACGGTCGTGTGATGATCAACGCTACCCAAATGGCGAAGAGTTTCGGAGTCTTGCCGGCAGAAATTCTTCGGAAAGCTGAATTTATCCGATATCGCCAACACTTGGTCGATAAAGGCGTATCCGAAAACCTTGACAGCCAGGTTTACACCACAAGGGGACGCAACAACGGAGCTACATGGATCGAGGAAGCCCTGGCAACAGAATTTGCACGTCAACTCTCACCGGAATTTTCCGAATGGTGCAACACAAAAATCAACGAACTCGTGACAAAGGGGTATGCTACACTGCAAAATCAGCAAATACCGTCAGACATCCCACTTGACACAAACCTGCATAGAGAACTGCCTGTTCCGCAAAACCTCGACGAAGCCAGGGAAATCATTGCGGCCCAACACCGCGAACTGCTGCAACAACAGAACCGCATCATAGAAAACCAGCCCAAAGTGGAATTCTACGACAACCTCATCGAAGGGAGAGATTTCTACTCCACAACATGGCTTGCACAGGAACTGGGAATAACCCCGCACCGGGTACACCAGTTCCTGGCAGAAAAGGGCATCTGTAAATTCGAGAAAAACCAGTGGATCACATTTACCCCATACCGGGCATGGCAAATCGAAGTACCGTACTACCTGAACAACTTCCGCATCGGTAAACAACGGGCAGCAGGTACACGCATGCGCTGGAGCAAAGCGGGACGGGAACAGATCATCGACCTCTGGAACCGGGAAGGCGAACAACTGCCCAAATCGCTTCCCCGACGTAAGTACAGTGATTTCCCCGATGATCTCGAAGAAGGAACAGACTACTTCACATCCACCCAGCTTGCACAAAAGCTCAACACCTCCAGTCCCGTACTGCACCGCTTTCTGGCAGAAAATAACATCTGCCGCTTCGAGAAAAAACAATGGGTAGTCCACAAGCCTTATGCCGAATGGCAAATGGATGTCCCATACCGGTGGACCAATCCAAAAACCGGGAAACGTTGGGTATTCGGTACCCGTAAACGCTGGACACTCGTCGGGCTTGAACAGATTACAGGACTTTGGAATAAACGTCCGCAGACACTGCCCAACCCCTCTGAACAGGTAGAGTCAAAGCCTCCCCATAAGCCTCGTGAACGGAAAGAACGTCCCTATGACAATCTTACCGAGGGCATCGATTATTTCTCACCGACCCAGCTTGCCCGGGAACTCGGCATCTCGGCCATTCTGATGAACAAGTTCCTGGAAGAGAGCCATATTTGCAAACTGGTGAAAAAAGAATGGGCCGTTCTTGAACCTTACGCCGAATGGCAAATGGATGTCCCGTACTACTGGACCAACCCCAAGACCGGAAAACGCTGGGCTTTCGGTACGCGAAAACGCTGGACAAAACTGGGAAGAGAAAAAATCATTGAAATGTGGTACAAAAAGATTTCAGGAAAGGAGGAACAAAATGCTGGAAAACAATGAACTGACCGATAAAATTATGCGTGTGACGGGAAGATTTCCCGTAGCGTGCGACTGCGACCATTGCCGTATGCAGTGTATGACACCCTGTCTGGGAACGCCGCAGGATATATGGCGGCTGATAGAAAACGGGTATGAAGACCGCTTGCGGTTAACCCTCTGGTATGTAGGAGTGCTTGCGGGCAGAATATCTTTCCCTATCCTAATGGTCCAGCCGCATCAGACCAGACAGGGATGCGTATTCTGGAAAGACGGGTTGTGCGAACTGCATAATACCGGGCTTAAACCGACCGAAGGGCGTTTATCACATCACGTCATTACAGAAGAAAACCTGTGCTTCGACAAATCATTGAGCTGGAACGTGGCGCGGGAGTGGATCAATATTGAAAACATTCTTCTCATCAAGAAAATAGTCACCAGAATCACCTTATCCCAACGATTATGAAACGCAGAGGCAAGAGCAACAGTTCATTCCGGGCACCCAAACAAGTGCTGGTATTCAATCATACCCGGGTGTTAGTCGGTGTCATTCGCTCGATCATGAGTGCGGCCGAACTCACGGGAGCATCCCTGAAAGCCGTAAGTTCCGCCTGCCAGGGCAGCTATATCACCACTGCGGGATTTTATTTCCGTCGCCTGCACCCTGACGTTCTGATTGAAACCTCCGACCTCGATACCTTGAAACTGGAAGAGTATGACACACTATGTGGTGAAACACGCCGCTATCTGCCACGGGAACAGGTCAAAGTCCTGCGCGAAGAATTCAAAAAGAACCACGGCTACAAAAAAAGTGCGGGCGACCGGTAAGCCGTCCGCACCTATATTGCTTCTTACGAGTAAAAGTAGATACAGTAATATATTATATATAATAATACTATACTACTATCTTACTTTTAATAAAAAAGACTCACCCGTAAGGGTGAGCTATTGGGGTATAAATAAACACTGGAGCGTAGCGGAAGTGTTTTATTTATACCCCCTACCTTGCTTCTTCTTTAGAAGAAGATAGAATCTAAAAGTATAGGGATAAAACGTCCTTTCAGGACATAATCGTTATCTTTTGGAAGCAGAATTACGTCTTTTGGGTAATAAAGGAAGAGAATATTGAGCAAACAATTCATTTCGTCTTTCCTGAAGTAAGGAACATACTTCCAAAGCCTCCTTTTCTGATGTGAAATAATTCTTCTTTGCAGCTCGTCTCATATCCTTTGGTTTACCCTTATCTTCCGTCTTACAGACCTTCCAGAACTCTTTCAGATAATAGTACTCTTTCCCTTCAGTACGCATAAAAGAATGATTGGATAACTCTTCTTGCAAATACATTCTCAAAGTCTCCACCTCTTTTCTTTCCCTGAAATAATTTCCATGGTTGTAATACTTCAGGCTTTTGGCTTTACCCTGTTCCGGGGCCTTGCAAATCTCCCAGAATTCATTCAGATAGTAATAACTCAAACCGGGAGCCAACTGATAACCGATCGGTTCCATACGCTTGAAGAAGCCGTTCCAGAGCATGCCGGCTTTAGAAAGCTCTTCCGACAAATTCTCCCGCTGGCACACGTTGATCTTTTCCAACTGATAATCCGATGCCGGGCCTATCACTTCCCGGAGGGAATAGCGCACCGGTTGCCCCTCCGGCTTCATACAGTACATCACAATCCGGTCTTCTGCATCTATTTCCCGGAAAACGCCATATCCCACCTTTCGTCCCAGCACACTGATCTGATATTGGACGTTTTCTACCGGTTCTTCCCGTTGTTTAACCTTACTGCGCCACCCGTTCCAGGCAAGCCCGTTTTCATTAAAGGCCCGCTGCAACTGCAAAACCTCTTCTTCCTTTGCAAGTCTTAACGACGTGTAGTGGCGGCATTCCGGTTCAGTATTGAGTTGCCCATTCTGAAAAGAGACAAACAATCCCACAGTGTGATTTACTCCAACCATCTTGATAATCCCGGTAATACCTTCTTCCGGGAGCACTATCACATCGCCACGATCAGGAACTTCATCCTCAAACCATTTTTTGAAAAGCTGATAAGTAACCGGTTTGCGCTCATCGGGAGTGCCGTCTATTTTGAGCGTAAAACGCCGCTTGGCACAAAACTGATAGATAGCCAGCTCGTGCGTCTCGTCCTCCGGACGGTAACACCGGAAGAAATCCTGTATCATCAACCTGTTTTTACTCATACGGAGTTTCGGGTATAGATTTTATTTATAAGCTATTTATTCCACAAATATAGGGATAGTTCCAAAATAACCTTTATGTTTTTATTATTTTATTTCTCTGTGTATCAAATAAAAGTTCATACAAAAAATTGCATAATACACTATTTTACTGTCCTATATAAAAACTATAAATACAGCAAACCTGCCCCGAAGCAGATTAAAACTGGTCTGAATCCGTGAAAAGCCTGATGTCGTAACTGCATCACTGACATTCAGGGCGACAGCGCTTCACTCTGAATCCGCATGAACAGAATCCCCTTTACCGGAGGGCTTCATTCTCGTTACAAAGTCTATGTTGCTTCTCCGTCTCCCCTGAAAGAGCAATAGCCTGCTGTTTCCTACAAATAACCCCCTTAAATCGCTGAAACTTTGAGCGAAAAAGTCTTGCCCAAAAACGGGACTTGAAAATTAGGCCGTAGGGCGCGTATCGAATCCGCTCGGGCAAGCATACCCACCCCTGTCTTTTTTAAAATTATTAGTGCATTGATTTACAGTTATTTAATTGGTTTACTTTCTGGAAAAGTGAACCTTGTAACCGAAAGCACTCCCTACTTTTTGAATGAATTGAAAGCAAAAAAAATTTTTATCCTCTATTTTACCTTTTTATAGACTCACAACTAATTGATTTTCAAAACTCAAAATAAACTTTCAATCCGTTTTTTGTTCTTTGAACCGGATTTTTTTTCAAAAAAAATTTTTCAAAAATATAATCATTTGATTTTCAGTTAATTAAAAATCATCCTCGCGCGCGTGCGTTCAAGTCCATTTTAGAACCGTTTTTCAGTCCATCGACAAAAAAAGATTTGGTGGTTTGATTTTTTTGTATTAGAGTTGAATTGAAGCCGGACGGGAAAGCAACCCCGAAAGCAAACAGAGAAAAGAAACAAAAAAACATATACAGACTTTCAAAAGCAAATTAAGCCGCAAAGGTCTGTAAATAGTAAAAACGAAAAAATCTATTAATAAGAGACAGAAAGCAAAAACCGCAAAAGCGAGAAACAAACAGCCTTTTTTCTGGGAAACCTTTTTTTGAGGCTGGGAAAATCAAAAAATGCCTGTTCGCTATGGAGCGATTAAATAGGGTGTTAAATAACCACACCGAGCAGGACAGCGAACCAACGCTGCAAATCGGAACGGCTAAATACGTGTATTTAGACCGCATACACAAAGCGCAATAATTTGGGAGCGTAGTTGTATGGAAAAAGGACGTGAAAAAATAATGCCATAAGTCTGCCCATGTGCAGCCGGAAATAAAATTCACGGTAGCAGGAAAAACAGCCTGCACGGAGCTTGAGAAAAGAGCATTGCCAAGTTTATGCCCATAATCACCAGCCGCCCACCGCCTTACTGTTAGCTGCCGCATTGGAAAAGATGCGGGACGTGCCAAAGAAACGTTCGGGCGAAATGGGAGTACCCCGAAGTTTGCGACGATGCAAAGAATTGATATAGCTGTAATTCAACACTGCAAATATAGCGATTTTCTGCGAGCAAACTATGGGGCACGTTTTAGTGAGGTGCAAATTGAAAGAAAAATCTGCACGCTATCGGGTGAAAGGTAGCGTGCGATTTTGGGCACGCATAGGTCATGCCGTTTTGCCATCCGCAAAATGCGCGGTTCGATTCCGCGAGTGCCCTCAATATGCGCTATTGCATAGAAAATCACAAATATTTATCATTATGGCAATCAGTAAATTAAATGCAGAACAAACTGCAAATTTGGCAAACAATGCAGCAGGTGTAATTTTCGAGTATGCAGCACGTGAAAACAAAAACACGGCAATGCACTTTTTCGGTGCCGATTTCGAAGCAACCGCAAAAACACAGGACGAAATGTTCCGTGTGTTGCGTAACGTGGTAACGACTTTCTGGGAAGTAAAGACCAAAGAAGCGCTGCTCCGTGAAGCAAACGACGGTATCCGCTCGAAACTCCGTGCCAGTACTCCGTACCGGATTATCATTCGCACCTCAAAAGGCGAAACGGTGAAAAATTTCGACCTTGACGAAAGCGTGTGGGCTAAAATCGGTCTTATGCCGACCAAAAAAGACCTCGAACGCTCTGCCCGCGACCGTAAAAAGTACATCCACAATGCGACAAAAGCCCTCATGGATGCACTGAATTTCCGGGTTGAACTGCCGAAAGACGAAGAAAAACCGGCAGAAAAAACCGCCAAAAAAAGTGGCAAAGTGGAAAATGCCGAAACCATAGCAACAGCGGCATAACGACCATACACGACAAATAACCTCAAAGACAGCGTGCCCCCATAAGGTGCGCTGTTTTTTTGTCTGCATAAATCATGTACCGGCTTACTGCTTTCAACGATGTGGCGCGGAATTTTTCTGCCCACTTTGAACTCGGTTTATCCCCGTATTTCGACCGGCAACGGAGCAATGAAACGGGGAAATTGCACTTTATAGCGCACAAATTCGTGCGTTATCTCTGTAAAAACTATGGCTATGAACGCACCGAACCACTGGAAAATTTCGTGTGCCGGAGGTATAGCCCCACAGCTTGGAAATTTCTGAAAAAACTAATGAAATAATAACAATGGTAGACATATATAACGATGCCGGAACCGAGAGTTACGGCTGCTTCAAACATTTGAAAGATGCCAGACCTACGCTGATGGATTTGGCTGCAAAAGGCGTGAAAAGCGTCACGGTAAGTAATTTTCGCGGGGGTAATCTCCAGCGGGTATATCGTGTGCTGATGGACGGCAGATGGCGCTTGGTCAATGTGCCGCCGCTGTATCCGGCTCCCACACCGGCAGCATAACGGGTTATGGACTGTAATTCAGGCACGGGCAAATGTTCGTGCCTTTTTTATGCCCGCTCGTGTACGATTATTCCTATATGTAAAACACTAATAAGTAAAGCCATGAAGAAAATTATTGCATTCGTTATCAAACGGCAGGATGCCATCATGAACACCGTCTTTGTAGCGGGATTGCTGCTGGTAATCTGGGCTGGTGTAAAGGTACTGACAGCTCCCGGTGCTCCGTGTTTCGGGCTCTGAAAAGTCAATGAGTAACACAGAATATGGGCATATTCTGCTCCTGCTTTTTCATGCCTGAACACGTATGGGACAAAAAAAATATGCCCGAGTTTCGACCTTAGCCGAACTGACAAAGGCTATTCTTTAACAAAATATCTAACGAAAAAATACATCATCAACTTATGAATAAAGAAAAAATTACAGAATTGGAAAATGCACTGAGTTTCTATACAGACCTGAAAGAAAACAACAATGTGCGTGTGGTGGAATTCCACCTGGCAGATGGCAGAGTATCCGGAATCGGTAATCCGGAAGCAATCCGGAAAATCCTCGAAATCTGCGTGAGCGAAGCGGAGCGCCAATTGTACACGGAAGAATTCGGGGATTGCCCGGTAGACTTGCAACGGACTAAAGAATATGAAGCGGCAAAAATGCTTGCGAGTGCCGTGAATGATTATTCATTTAACCCGAAAATATTTGCGGAAACCTTGCCGTATATCCATCGGACGCTTCAGCAGAGCATCTTCAGGCTGATTGTAGAGATCATCAACTTTATGGCCAATGATAACTACCGCACCGACGATCGCAATCAGGCATCGCACGACATCAGCAAGAAACTGGTCGAAGTTCTCAAGGAAAAATATATCCCCTTTATCTGACAGCCATGTTTATCGATGAGAAAACCCTAAACCGGATACATGCCAATCTTGGCGAAAGTGTATCCCGCGCAACCATGAGATGCCAGGACTTAATCCCGGCATTTATGGAGGTACTTCGTGACACTCCGCAGCATCTGCAATTAAGGAATGTTATCCCGGCTTATGCCTCTGAAGATAAGAATTCGGACTGGTGGAACAGTGAGGATGCCACGATTTTGCTGGAATCATTGTTCGACACGCTCGATCTCTATGCTCCTGATGGCTATTATTTCGGAGCACACCCGGGAGACGGTTCTGACTATGGATTTTGGAAAATAATGAAATAAACAAAAATATGGGAGAAAATACAATAACGCTTGCAACGATAATGGAGGAATACCATAAAGGTGATGTGTGTATGGGAGAATTGCTCCTTTCCATTCCTGCCGATGGTTTGTCTCTGGAAGAAGCATTCGAACTTAATATCGCTGCAAAAAAATGGGCAGATGGCGACAGGTTCTATCGGACTGTTGAAGATGGAGAACCGGAAGAACTGTGAGAATAGAACAAAATAATGAAGAAATGAACAGGTACGATTTTATAAAATTCGGCGGTCTTGTACAATGGGCTGATGATAGCACCGACTCTTGTAGGAAAATGAAAGTTTGCCTGCCGGTAAGGATACCTATCGAAGATAACACAAGTGTAGAACTTATAGCGGAAGGCGAAAATATTCCTGAAGAGGTTGGCCGCTCATATTCCGTCAAAGCCTCAGAACTATTACCATGGCTGAATTCATTCCAAAAGGGATATTGGAAAGCCGTGCTGGAGGCAGAGAGAAACGGTACCGGTATGAATGTGCTGCTTGCCATGCTTACAAGCTCGCAGTTCGGTTTAATGGAGTGTATCTACCTAATGCTTCAGAGTAACGCCTACAAACTGTTTCCCGTGCTTTGCAGACTTTTCCCAAAGGCAGAAGATATCCTTCAAGTTATTACATGGGGAAAACAGGAATATTTTGCAAGAAAGCTGACCATATTCCAGGGGACTAACGATGAGCAGGAAATATTGGTGTCAATGACAAGCCTGCAAGACAAACTTATCGACAATGACACCGGTGCTCCCGTATCGGATGAAGCGGAAGAGGTAGACGGGAAAATCTACTACTATCTCACAGATTGTGAAATGATATTGCCAGATAAGAGGATCATCACGTTGGTGGAAAGTACATGAAGCAATAATAAAAATTACAAGCTATGATAGATAAAATTTTGCAAATGTTTTTCGATATCGACAGATGGACGAAAGCAATCGAAAAAGGTGTGGGTAAGGATATCCGCAAAGACCAGCTCATACGGCTGACTGATGAACATACCCGGCTGGAGATTGCCGGTACCATGCTGCAAGGAAGGTATGCGATTTCACCTCCTCATACAGCACAGATTCCGAAAGAGGGAGGCGAATTCCGCACTGTATATGTGAACGAACCTATCGACCGGGTAATATTGAGTATCGCCAACGATTTGCTGTTCGATCTGATGCCGGAGATGATACACACCTCATGCAAGTCCTACCAGACAGGAATCGGCTGTGGCAAAGTCGTAACCGAGGCCAGTCATAAAATGGTGGATGCTGAAAAGAATGGGTATCTGGGCTGGAAATCTGATTTAAGCAAATACTTTGACAGCGTTCCGATTCGATTCATCGACGAAGCATTTGATAAAGTAGAAACCAAATACGGACATTCCGCCTTGATCGACGTGTTGCGGAAATATTACCACTGCGACCTGTACTTCGACGAGAATAACACACTCCAAAGCAACTATCAGTCCCTCAAACAGGGATGTGCCGTAGCCAGTTGGCTGGCCGATGTGTTGTTATACGACCTCGACACAGAATTGTCGCAAATGAACGGCTATTATGTACGCTATTCGGATGACATGCTCTTTATCGGCGAGGATTATGAACGGGCCATGAGCATACTGGAGCAACGGCTCGGCGAGAAGTCTATGAAACTCAACCCGAAGAAAGTGGAATACCTCACAGCCGATAAGTGGTTCAAATTCCTCGGCTTCAGCATCAAGGGGAGCATGGTTTCACTCTCTTCGTCTCGCATCAAGACCTTCCAGAAAGAGATTGAGCGGCGAACAATTCGCTGTCGTGATATAACGTTGAACAAAGCTGTAAATGCCGTGAACCAATACCTTTATAAAGGCGAGTTTAGTTGGGCAACGCAAATCCTACCCGTATGTAACGTGCGGAAAGATCTCGACGAACTGAATATGTTTGTTATGGACTGTCTGCGGGCCGTTAAAACCGGCAAACGTAAGGTCGGAGGTCTGGGATATGTCAGAACTAAGCCTGATGGCTGTATTGTTCGGGGATGTGGACGCAATGTGAAAGCAAACCGTTCCAAAACAGCCGGTAACATCTCCGGCTATCTGACGATTAGCTGTATGCGGAATGCCCTGCTGACAAGTCGGGCAGTGTACAACACGCTGGTAGCATCACTGTAGCAATGCCGAGTACACGGCAAACGGATGAAGGGCTGGAATTCATATTACAGGTAATTTAACCAGAATTATCCTGTGTGAAATCCGGTTTATCGACCGGTTCCACTCAGGATTTCTTCTGGCAATAGCCTGTAAGCATCAAAGTGATAAAGTAATGTGCCATCCTGCCAGACATCTGTATGAAGAAAACCGAAACACATCAGCGGAAGTTCAAGGAATGAGTTTTGAGATCCCCGCGTGTGAAACCAGCTCTATCGAGAGTCTTGAAGGTGATCGGACCTATCACCTTCAGACTCCTCAAGAGCTGGATCTCGCGGGCAACATCGAGCCGGTAAAGCAATGTGTCGCCATTATGAGAACTTCCACTTTAGCACGAAAGCATGATCCAAGGGATACTATTCAATGTGCCGAGTTCCAATACAGCCCATCTGGCGCCGTCGTATCCCTAACGTCATACGACGGCGACCATCCGGCTTTCAGGACTGGCATACATCAAAACAGTAAAGAAATGTGCCGATATTCTGAGAATCATGAATGAACGAAGCTGAGTACACAGCAAAAAATCGAGGTCGGAATTTTAATGGTGCAGCTCTGGAACTTGCGGCCAGATCCTCCCTCCATCCGATTGGATGGAGGAGAGTCACGGGCCAGCAGAGCATAGCTGCGCACATCAGGATAATAAAGGAATGTGCCGTCCGAATGAGATTTTGTAGCACGGAAAATTTCGGTTCTGGGGATAATTATTCAGTATGCCGCGAACAGTGAAGTCCCGTCTGCGGACGTCGTTACTCACTACCGGGAACACGACGCCGTTACCCGGACTTCCTGTCTCGGCATACATCAAAGTATTAGAGCAACGTGCCGGTATCCTGAGAACCGAAAAAACTTAGTATAGAGTGGAGAGTCAAGGTCAGGAATTTAATGTAGCGGCGTCAATTGCGGTCCAGCATCATCGCCTGCCGATCGTTTCACTAACCGTTCACGATCGCTGGCAGATGATGCGGACCAGCCATCACGCCGCCACATATCAGAACCATAGAGCAATGTACCGCCGGAATGAGACTCCCAAGGGGCAGCGCAGCCTCTGAACTGCACAAGGAATCGGATTTACGCTACAGTGGTACCAGGGCCCTGAAGCCTGCGGACCCTTGCCTTACAGGGCCCTGGTATCGACTGTATTCATCGAACCGTTAAAGCCATGCGCCGGCGATTCAAGTGCATTTTTTGTCGAACTATTTAACAAAAACGAAAATGACAGTAACAGTAAAAGGAATTGAAATCGAAATCGGTCAATGGTATCACCTTTCGGGAGATATCGAAAACGGCTATATGGGCGGAAAGCCCAACACCAGCCATGAGGAAGTTACACGCGTAGTAACACGGGTAACGGACACCCACATCATTTGCGAGTGCGGCCGGAAGTTTTTAATCAATGAAAATCTGAAGTTGAGCATTCCCGCTTTCAGGAAAACGACAACAACCAATCCATAAAGAACTATGGATAACATCTATCAGGAAACCGTCCGTGCCGTAGAGGGCGGTGCGCGGTTCAAGGTCGATTTTCAAACACGGAGCCTTAAAGTGAACGGTAAGTCCGTCATCCGGAACGGCACGTATGAAGGCAATCTCGGAGTGTCGAATTGCAATGAGGAGGAGTTCTTCTCGAAAGTGGAAGAGCTATATCACTGCTACAAGCATTCCATCCCTTCGCAACGTAGCGAGAGCTCATCATACCGCTATTTTATGGCTTTGCCGGAAAGAGAGTTAAGCGACGAAGATATGCTCTACGGTCAACGTCGCGACAAAGCCCAAATCGAATTGGAGCTGTTCATCCTCTGCCAATTGCTGGGCGGTTTCAAGTGGAATCCTGAGAAGTTCGGCAGTTGGTTTTGGCAAAGCAAAGAAGACAAAGAACTGGTGATACTCAGACAGTGGGTAGAACCAAATAATAATCAATCAAACATTTAACGTATTGAACATGAGAAGAAAACAAGAGACGAATGTCATGTGCCCGGCATGCGGGACGGAGCTTGCAATCGCAGGTAAGAAAGTTACTATCGCAGATAACTATGCGACACCGATGAAACAGGCGCAATTGCCCAAGACGGCGCAGGAACGCATCGAAGCACTACGCAAGGCAGGCGTAGATGTAAGCTGCCTGTTCGCCATGCAGGGAGCCAACGGCGGCGATTATGTGGCCTCCAACAAGAATGGCAAACTGTCGATTCTGGAAGACAACGATCCGATTTTCGACAACATCATCGCACAGGGGACGGTTCCCAACCGCCGCCTGTTCCGTCGTTTCGTTATGGCGCAGATGTTCCACATGCTCTCCTATACAGACTACGGCTCATGGGAGCCGGTGGGCGTGACGGAGATGATTCACCGTCTGGGCTATGAATACCAGTGGAAAATGCTGATAGACGAATTGCACGCCCAGATGAAAATGGAGCGCTACGACCCCGAGAACTTCGCAGACAGAAACCGCTGGTTTAATGTCAAAGTGGTTACGGCCATCGCCAAAGATTACATCGAACAACTGGAAAAGTATGTTGATGGCCTGCCGGTAAAAAAATGCAAGGGGATTCCCTACAAGCACCTCGGAGGGCGCGACATCTTCGTGCAGGACCTGAATGCAAAACTCTACAGCCCGCTACGCATTGCGGTCCGATATATCGAGACGGCGAAAAATGCCACCCAGCTCTACAATGCCGCGAAGAAATTCAACGACCAGCGCTTCAAGATGAAATACGAAACACCCCAAAGCAAAGCGTGGGTGGATGCTTACAAAGGTGCCGGAGCATTCTTCACGATGCAAAACCTTATTCGCTTCCACGGGTGTACAGCCATCGACGACATGGGAAGACGGCTGGACAAATTCCAGTCGCTCGCGTTCCTCTCAGCCAAGGCCGAAGCCTATAAGGACGGTGATGGGTGGCGACTGCTTGCCGCATTGAAAAAGATGCTTGACGACAACGGTATTGACATCAAAAAGAAGATGGCCCAGTGGCGTAAGAAGAAATAAACCTTCATTGCTTGGCAGGCTCGATGCGACGGACCGAGACATTTAGATCGTCTTCCTTGATAGGATCCTGAGGCGTTGGCTACACGCCATGCCTCAGGATCCTTCCGGAAGACCAAACATCGAACGGATAAAGTCATGCCCCACATCGGTAGTCGCATCATTATATCCTCTCTAAAATATAACGACAATGAGTAAAAAACAACAACGACGCAGGGCCTACCTGCTGTACAAACTGCGCAAGAAAGGCATCCGGTGCCTGACTCGTCAATTCACGATCTTCTATCCTTACGGTAAAGATCCGGAAGCAATGCCGGAAATTGGTTACCTCCGAAAAGAGTTCCACTTCTCGGTACAATTTGAAATCGCATGATCATGGAGCGGCTTCTTAACCCTAACATCAAATCCACTGATCCCGACCAGTTGCAGTTCTGTCTAAAAATATCAGACACGGAATTTTGGTACTGCCAACCGAATCTCTACCACCACGACCTGTTACCGGATGCCGATACATTGGCCAGCCGCATTTACAACAAGTATTGCGGTTATCCAGAAGAATTGCTCCGGGCCGCACAAACGGACAATGATGTTCGGAATTTCGTAATCAATCGGAGATTGTGGATGGAAGGTGAAATTGACGTAAATGACTTTTCCCGTGAAGAACAGGAAGAACTGCTTGATGACTACGGTTACAAGTGGTCGGAGTTCACGAACGATGCAGAGCGCAACCAGATTATCTGCGAGAATCATTTTGAGCAATACCCGCTTGATTACCGAAATGACATTTGAATGAACAATCGAAATAATAAATCATCATGCAATACGAAACAACGAACTGGCGTGAGAGGGCCGTAAAATACCTCCATAAATATACCCGTGCCATGCGGGATGTGATAGAACGTTTTGTCGAACTGTTCTGGGATCAGGATGCGACGGACGAAGAGAACCTCATGGCTTTCGAAAACTACGAGAGCGAGTTGGAAATCACTTTTACTTACTGATATGGACAGATACGAACAAATAACCTACAAAGGACATCACATCAACATCTACTATGATGAAAGTCCTGAAAGTCCGCGCGAATGGGATAATCTCGGAACCTTCTACACGGCGCACCGCCGTTATCGTCCAGAAAAAGATTTCGACAGCCATTTTGACTTCGATGAAGTGTGCGACCATCGTCCGGGCAACCTTCGGAAATCATTCCTCGAAAAGTATATTGCCTTGAATATCTACCTCTACGACCATAGCGGACAAACCATATCCTCCAGTCCATTTTCCTGTCCATGGGATAGCGGATGGTTTGGTATCGTGGCGGTCAGCATCGAAAAGGTGAAAAAGGAATACGGCTGGAAAATGCTGACGAAATCCCGCAGGAAGAAGATCGAGCAATATCTTCAGGGTGAGATTGACACTTACGATCAGTATTTGCGAGGCGATGTGTACGGCTTCCAAATCACACCGGAAAATGATGACACCAAAGTCCTTGACAGTTGTTGGGGGTTCTATGGAAATGACGGTATCAAGGAAATCAAAAGCGAATGCCTCGCTTACATTGATGCAGAAATCGCATATAAGGAGAAACAAAAACGAGAAGAACGTATCCGCCTCTTTGGGCTGGAGATCCCATTCCCGGAGTTCGCATTATCAATCAATTAATACATACGAATATGGCAACAGCATTGAAATATACCGAAACTCGGATTTACAAAGGTTATAAAATCGATGTCAAGGTTCGACTTTCCGACGATTGCCGTAATGGACATGCAGACTTTGCAATTACAGCAGACATTTACGAAAAAAACAAATATGATTACTGGAAATGGGCTGCCGGTGGTTGCTGCCATGAGGAGATAGCCGTTGTATTTCCAGAACTACGACCGTTTATCGCCCTACATCTTAGTGATGCCAAAGGGGCACCGATGTATGCCCAGGCGAACGGTTTTTATCATTTGCGGAACAGTTCACGTGAAGTCACCATGAACGAACTTCGTATTACACGGGAGGAATACACCCGTTTCCTACGGGAAGCAGAAGATCAGCTTTATTTCACCTACTTGCTTCAGACAATGGGAATACCTGCCCGTTGGGAGGAAGAAGCCCGTACAGCGATAAAGCAATTGGAAGAGCTGACCGGACAAACCTTTGAAGATAATTCCTCCCGTTATCAATTCACGTCTCTTACTGACGAAGAATTCCAACTTGTCGAATCCCGTATCGCCGAAGGATATTATCTGCCGGAAAATATCAAAAAACGAAAACACGAAGCCAAACTTACTGCCAAACGTAAGAAGATAGCCGACCTCAAGGCTGAGGCACAGCGCAAGAAACAGAAGATAGAACAGGAATTATCAGTCCACTTGTATTTGTTGCGTCTGGGCATGCCTATCGGTAATTTCATCTACTATGACCACTCCAACAAAGGTGTTTTTAATTGGAGGGAATATGCTTCCAGAGACGAGAAAGTGACACAAGCGCAATTCGACCGCTTTATGAAAAAAGTGGATTATAGCAAGTTGCCTGACGGCATAGAATTTCAACTCAAATCAGCATGATATGATAACAGTACAATATATTCAGGAATGTGAATGTGGCGCCATGACCGTGACTTTCGAGAACGGAATTTCCAACAGTATGAGCCGCGCGACTTTTGACCGTATAGGGTTCGAGGGAGAATGTTCACCACAGACATTTTTTCATTGTAACCATTGTGTAAATCACTGGGGTATAGATTTGTGTAAGTGCGGTTCCGGCCAGCCTGTCGGGAAATGCGATTGTGGAAGTAATGAGGCCAGCGAAGAGCTGGGCGTTAAAAGACTCTTTGTCGGATGGGTGTTTTAACGGACAAAATCAATGAACTCGACCGCCTGGAAGAACAATACAGGCAGGAACGGGAACATATTGAACAAGCCATTGCAGACACGGTGCGTAGCATAGGACAGAATCCGGCTATAAAACCGCTGGGACCACGTATGTTCACCATTCCGATGTCAGAGTTGATAAATGCCCCATGGTCTGCGGAGTTTCACGACTGGACGATTCAAGCGGAATGTTTGCTGACCATACTGAACAAGAAGCCCGTTAGAGAATGGTTGACATTTATTCAGAAGTTATTGGATAAAAAATCCCGCAACGGATGGTCTGGGATTACAGTCAATAAAATGATATTAAATAAGAAATTTCTTCATCAGATTATGGAGAGGTTATAGAGATATATTTACTGAAATTCAACAAAAAGGAGAAGGTTCATAGCCTTCTCTTTTTGTTTTCGGCTATTCTTAAACAGATTAAAACAAGAAAAATCATGAGATACGTTGTAGACACCCCAATGGTAGCCCATCTTTGGGCGCATCAGAGCCAGGATAGTGCCCGTAATGGAAGTAATTTCTACTTCGAAGGCAAGGATATTTACTCTTACGGATCACATTTCCGGTGTGCATCCGTCGAAACAAATCAACAAGGCCAAAAAGCCTATTTAATAACCACCTGTACTTATTCCAGTACCACAGCTAAACACATGAGAATGGTACGGCAAGCAATTCCTTTCGGAGAGCAGATTTTCAATACACCACGATCGGTTTCCCTGTACAGTGGCAAGTTATATGAATATAGCTATTACGAAGCAGCCTATTATATTGTCGATCAGGTAGAAAAAATCAATGAATACATCCGGGCACAGACAAAATCCCGTCGTCAGAATTATACCAATTTGGTAGAAGATTGCCTGCTTAATGTAGGCCGCTGGATTGAATTCTGGGGGCTTGACAAGCGACAAAAATCTGCCGAAGGACGTTGGCTCATGCCTGTTCTGACAAAATTGGGCAGTACCGCCAAAAAGGATAAGGAAACATTCTGGAATGTGACGGGTGAACGTTCAAGATATTCCAGCTATATTCCACGGGATAATAAATTGGAATATCAGGAACTGTTCCTTGATATTCTTTTCCGTGGCTTGTTTCAACCCACGGCAATTAATGGATTTGAAGGCCGGGTGTCACAACTCTTTATTGACCGCAGTGGTGATCCGCTCCTGTGGGAACATTTCGAGGAACGTAAAGAACGGCAGGAAGAAATCAATCGTCGTAACACAGAACTACGGGAACAGCGATATGCCGAACGTCAGGAAAAATGGCGTCGAGAAGAAGAAGAACGTCAGCGTGTGGCCCGCCTGACTTTCGAGGAGAAAAAGGAATTATGGCATTCTGGAGAACTTTCAAATATCTGGTTCAATATTCCTTCCGGTCTTGGTTTCAACGCACTACTGAGGGTGCGCAACGGATATATTGAAACTTCCAAGGGAATACGTGTCGAAGCTATGGAAGCTGCACGTCTTTGGAAATTGGTAGAGTTGTTCCACAAGAACGAAACGAACTTCCGCCATGACCTTATTAAGGATGCCAACAGTCATCAATGGTCCATCAATTCCTATCAGAACGACATTTTGACTGCCGGATGCCACCGGATTTCTTATGATGAAATGCGTAACGCAGCACGTCAACTTGGTATTGCCGCATAATACTGTACTTATGGAAACGAAAACTATCCGCAACCTCAAAAAAGGAGAATTCTTTCGCCTCTCAGATCGGGCAACAGCCCCGGTCTGGGTGCGCGGAGAATACGTTCGGGAAGTAAAAAAATACAGTGTCTACAAATACGATGATATAAATCATGAGCGGTTGTTGCCGGGTGATAAAGAAGTATTTATATGTTTTACATTCTGATAATCAAATAACTAAAAAAATAGAAAAAATATGAGTTGGAATTTACATGTAGGGAAAGTCTATCAGATTGAATATGGCTATCCGGGAATGTGTGGTAGTGATAGTCAAGAAGCCTTGTACGATATTTTCAGGATGTTCGAGATCGAAATAACAGCCGAAGATTGCTACGATGAAGAGTACGAAGTTGAACGCAAAGAACTTTGTCGGCTACGATCCATCATCATAGAAAACGATAAAGTATTCCAGAAACAGGCAGCAGAATTCGGCAATGCACTATCCAAGGCAGAACTGGACAAAGACAAGTTCCTCAAAGTCCTGGATAACCTGATTAACAATAGCGACCAGAAAAATGAATATGTACTTATATCGTGGTTTTAATCATTCAATCATGTATCGGACCTCTTTATACAAATAAAATTCAAGACAATGAAAGTATCAGATAAACCGACCGGACATATTCTGGTCAGGGCACACAGCAACAGCGAATGGGACTCGTGCGAGTTCGCAATAGTCTCCATTTCGGAAAAGTGGAAAGAGGAACAGCTCAAAAGATTGGAATTCATTAAGCCTTTCGTGGAGGACTACGTTTTTCAATCCTTGAGTTTCTATGACTATTCTGTGGATTTTTACCAAACGGGAGAGGACGGATTGCCTGATCTCGATGAATTATTGGCAGGTAAGGATTGGACATTTATAGAATTGGACGAAGAAGAACCGGATAACCTGACCCCGCCCGAAAGCAGTCTGGATTGTTACAGGCTTGCGATATATCGGGATGGAGATGCCCAATATAAAGCATACGGTAAATACACAGGCGAAGAGTTTTGGACAGAGAACTTACCACTGAAACAACTAACGAGTATAATATGAAACGGACCAACGAAAACATCGTCTCCAGCTTTTTTTATTACATGTGGTGTCGCTGGAGCAAAGAAGAATGCAAAATTGTATTCGGGCCGATGTTCGAACATTTTTGGAGCAAGTGGTGCCGATTTACAGAAAAAACAATGCACGGAGCAGCCGAATGCTTTTATGCTGAGTTGAGTGACGACAACCGACGCAAACTCATCGCCCGTGCCTGTCTGATGTATGACGGGAAATGCTACTTACCGACATTAATTTCAGAAAAGCCAAGAGAAGAAGCCGAAGTATCGGAGATGCTCCGGTATCTGACAGAGCAACTCCGTCTGAATCAGGGTGATTGGGATTTGACCAATGACGAGGGGAAAGCTACGGTATTTGACGCAAGAAGAGAAATTTACATTTCCGACATCATTCTTTCGAAAGATCATACTCCTTGTGCAGTTATTCCGCTGATATATTTCGAAAGTGACACGATACAAGCAATCGTGGATATTGTCTCACTATAACAAATAAAAATATGAAACTAATCGATAAACTTAAATGGAAATTTCGCCAATCCTATCAGCACCTGTTTTATTGGCTTGAATGGCGTTATTCCGACGAACGTCACGACCCATACCGATGCTGCGATTGCGGTTCTACCGACGTTGAAATCAAAATTTGGAGTAAGGTTAACGAAGGTGGCCGTCCGAATGGCGATTGCGAGGAATACGAATGCAGCTTCTGCAATAACTGCGACGGAAATGTCCGCATCCGGCCGACATCTTACCTGTTGGCTGAAGCTGAGCAATGGTGGGGAGGAACAGATTTTCGCACGATGGAATATCTGACTGGCTACCGACAGGGCGATTTTGATCCCCAAGACGGATATCAGGATTTCGTAGGTGCTTGTAATAGCTGGTGGGACGCATTATCAACTGAAGAAAAAATACGCTTATGGAGAAACAACTAATTACTGGAGAATCCGATCTGCGCGACTACGCCGAAGCAATTGCCGACATTGCTTATGAGGCCGGGGCGCAAGGCTTTTGTCCGACCGGAAATTCCCGCGATACCATAGACATAATCATTGGTTGGGCCAATGAATTTACACGTAAGCATCAAACTACGGATTGGAATGAGGTCGAATACCTCGATACGATTTATGAATTTACAGATCAGAAGTTAAAAGAACAACAATACCAAACAGAATGAAAGAAGAAGCTCGCTTCGGGTACATGGATAAGGGCATTGCCATTACTGACGATTATGATGAAGTGATCGAAGTGATAACTACGCCCGGTATCCATCCGATTACATTTCAACGACGGGTACAATGCCTGATGATTTCAGGCTTATCACAAGAACAGGCAGAACATATTGCTTCGACGGAACCGATGAAACTTGAATTGTTCTATGACATCGGTCGGGGCATTTTTGCCATAGATGCTGATGCGGTAGGCAATACACCGCTTTACAATCCATATACGGCAGAAGAAATACCAGACGAAACAACATAAATAAACAAATTATTAACCCCAAGGCGGAGAACGTAAGTTCCCCGCCTTTTTTATTCCCCAATATTTATGAGTAAAGGATATGAAGCCCCGGTAGAAGTCCGGGAACTGGAGAAACTGATAAACGATTTCACCTATCAAAATGGATTTGATGTAAGGGATGTCTTCCGGGATCTGCTCCGGTACATTATCCATGGATTCTCACTCCCGAATACACCGCCGTTAACTGACTGGCGATACACAAAGGAACAAAGCAAGGCATTCTATGGAATGTTTGCCGTGTGGATACGAATCATGGAGAAACAGATCAAAATTCATGGTTGGTATGACGCATTCGGCGATTTGTTCATGGCCCTGACCTCCCAAAGAGGTCAACAGCAGAACGGACAGTTCTTCACACCTGAACACATCACTAAGTTAATGTCGGAATTAATTATGGGAAAGAAAGAGTCGATACCCAAAATACCTTCGGTGTATGACCCTGCGGCAGGTAGCGGCCGGACATTATTATCATCCAAAGCAGACTGGCCGCAAAGTTATCTGGTTGCCTGGGACATTGACTACACCTGCTGCCTGATGTGCGTTTGTAACTTTCTGATCAATTCCTGCGTGGGCGAAGTCGTCTGCATCGATACGCTCCGAATGGATAATTTCCGGGGCGCATGGCTCGTCAACGCAGCCTATTACCGTACCGAACTACCCAGTGTCCAATGGATGAATGAACAGGAATATCTTCTTTATAAACAGGCAGACATACCTACTTATGTGTTTTTTCTCGATCAGGAAAGGTACGACGAATATTTCCGGATGCGGGAAACATGGGCTAAGGTCATGTCTCTTTTCAAAGATTCTCCTGAACCACAGGCTGGTAATGCTTGTGAGAGTGAGGGAGACTCTATTCCACAAAATCAATAATAACATAAATACTGTAATACCATGTCACTCAAAGGACAAATAACAACAGCCGAGCCATTGGAATACAATGACTTCATACGACTACTGTCCGGGCTGCATGAGGACGGTAATTATCTCTGGGAACTCTATTGTTGCATCTCTTTTTGTACGGCTTGCCGTATTTCCGATGTTCTTTCAATGACATGGAAAGATGTATTGGAAAGAGATGCCTTATTCAAAATGGAACAAAAGACGGGCAAAACCCGTCAGATTCCCATGAACAATAATGTCCGCCACCGAATAATGGAACTGTACCGTCAGCTCGGCTCTCCCGACAGAAACCTTCCGGTCGTTTGCAACACTCGTACCCAAAAGCCGTACACGAAGAAGCATATCAACGAAACTTTGAAAGTGTTTCGGATACGCTATCGGTTACCGATAAGGCGTTTCTCCAGCCATACGTTCAGAAAAACTTTTGGCCGCTATGTCTATGAAACCATGGGGCGTACAATGGAAGCTCTGATCCTGCTTTCTATGATCTTCAAACACTCTTCGCCGCAAATCACCATGGTATACCTCGGTATCCGCCAGGATGAGATCGACGGGATTTACAACACTATTCAACTAAATTACTAACATATCATTCGCCATAATGATGACAGGGGTCGTTCGGACAGAGGTTCGGACGGCCCCATTAAAAAATGCAGGCAATCTACGCCTGACATTCTTTCATATCCACTAATCTTAAATAAAACAAATATGCACAACATCAGTAACCTGATGGCCTCCATTACGGCCATATTAAAAAACAATAACCTCCCGGAACTTTCACTGGGTGATATAGACGAACTGTCCGATCCAACCTACATCATCTGGTACGATAACAACGGTACGCCCTACGACGATCCGGTAATCAAAGTCATGTTGCATGACGAAGAACTTTCTTTCGAAGTCGAAGCCCGAGACTTTGGAAACACCATCACCGTCCAGGATTACGACATCGACCGGCTGGAATGGTGGAAAGGCATCCACGCCAATATGCTGGAAGTACTTCAACGTGACGGCCTACGCCGGTGTCCGGCCTGCGGAAAACCGCTCGAAGGCCACCGACAGTTCTGCTCCGATACTTGCCGGAAGTTTGCAACCCCGGCACCAACCCCTCAAGCCATTGTAAAGACGGCAAATAAAAATATCCGTCAGCTCATCCGACAAATAGCCGGCTCTGACCGAAAACTCGAAAAAAAATTACTCAAAACTTACATCATCACATTATGAACGACAAACGATATTGTATTGAACCGGAATCCGTCTGTAAGGCCGATCTCGATCCCGCTTACGAAAAAAGATACCTTGAATTACGAAAACAGGAAAAACAACTGCAAACCGCGCAAAAAGCCTTGCTCATTGACGTGCTCAAACACAACGGTGGACGAATTACTTCGCACCCCGTCCCCGACGAGGACGGAGAGACGGAATATCCAATCACCATGACCTTTTATGGAAAATACGACAATCCGAATATCAGCATTACAGATGTGTATCTTAATGAACGCGAAGAACTTTTTGTTGATGGAGTCGATGATATCGGTGTCGTTGAACGGGGATTTCAAGTTTATCCCGAACAACTTCCCTGGGTACTCGACTTTATCATGATAGCTCTTGGATTTAAAGAATAACTCATGGCAACTAAAGTCGTATTTCGCAAATGGAAAGATGGTGAAGTGATCGCCCTCTTTCCGGACATTCCATTCAATACCCGGGACTATACCACGATGTCGTATGTCCACATGGGACAACATGGCGCAGCAGATTATTCAGGAGTAATCGCAGAAACACGTCCGGCAACGGAACCCGAATATCGTGATTTGCTGGCCGAATTACAATCCATAGGATACAAGGATCTCCACATTGTAAAACGGGCCAGGCCCCATTTCAAATTTGATTAAGGAATTATCATGGAAAATAAAATCTATACATTCAATGTGGACGGCAAAAACTTTTTTGTCTCCACCGAGGAAATCAACGCTATTTACGGCCGGCAGAATGGTTTGTCCGAAAAGGACATCGAAAAATATGCTGCCCGATATGTAGCGCAACTCAAAAATTACCGGGAGTGTCCCAGATGGCTGGATAAAGAACTTGTCCTCAGACTGATCGGAGAAGAACGGCTGATGAAAAACGGAGAAGCGGACGGATTCAAACTCCAGCTCACATTTGCATGGTATGTTGAGCTAAAGAAAGAAAACCTCGATCCATTCAAATATACAATCAACGCATATTGTTTGGATAACATACAGACTTTCGCACGCAGATACCCAACAATACAAGCTGCACTGCTTCATTGCCTGAACGGTTTCAATGAAAACGCCAGCATATCCAACCGGTACAAATCCATCGAGCATTACCTATGCTCTGATTTCCAATAACAATGGAGTTAAACAAATTCAAGATTATTGATATGGTTAAAGCAACAATTATCCTCGGCGAAGACGCCGTGAAACATTACAATGAAACCGGAACCCCTCCCTCGGACGAATGGCTGATGGATAACGGAGGCGTGGTCGATGAAAAAGAGTTTCAAACTAAAGCTGAATACGATGCTTATGTACAGGCTTTATCTGATGCCAGCGGCTGGGGTGACTATCAAGTCATTGGACCTCCTGATGTGAGAACCGAATCCGAACTCCCTGTTGAGGCATCCGTCTGGATGCGCCTCGGTATTACCGTTACCGGCAACAAGGAAGACATCGAAAAGGTATTGCAAGGAGACGAAACAACACTTGCCCGTCTTCTCGGAAACAAAAAATTCAGCATCGATGGCGAGACGTATATCCCGTCAAGTTGCATTGAGGAATACAACAAACAAAATAAAACCTCTTTCGAGGAAGAAGATATCGAATTTTTCGCCCTGAATGTAGAACTTTAAAACAAGCAATATGACACCACAAGAACAGGTCAAACATCTGACAGATAAAATCGTAGCTAACCTTTGCCGCATCACGGAATATCCGGACTGCTGGCTGCCTCATTCCGTCTGGGTGGAGGAAGTGGACGACACCGGCGATCCCATATACCGTCATTATATGCTGGAGAGGATTCATCCGGACGGAACCTGTGATCTGCATAATCCGGATACAGGCAAGCTGGAACACGACGATTGCCACCTCAGCGAAATCAACATCGATTGGCTTATAACCGTCTGGAATCGCTACATTGAATTGAGCATCGACCAAGGCATGTGGAAAGACCGGGCTATCGAAATTCTCCAAAAAGAAACTACTGCCGACGAGATGACAATCTGCAAATTTGTCGAAGAACATTGGCAGAACCTGCTGCTGGACGAAGACAACATTAAAGCATTTAAACAATTAACTAATTGACAAACTATGTTTATATCCAAAGGATTATCACACATATTCCATAAATCCGGAGCCACAGTCCTCTTGTACGACGGTCCCGACATGAAAGGCCGGCCACGCATCGTTATGCGGAATGTCGAAACAATCTGGGGCAGGTACGAACCGACCGGGAAAAAAGGCGGCATCTGTTTCGCATCGCTTTCGGATGGCAGCACGCACATTTCTTATTCGGAAATTTTAGGTTATCACACCGGTAACGAGGCGAGTATTCAAAGCCTGCTCCTCAAAGAACCTATTTGGCGCAAATACAAAATCCCCTACGACGAGTGGCCGGATTTCATACGCATGGCAGCACAAGCCCTGCTGAACTGTAGACCACCGACAAACCCACATATCACAGCCGATAAGCTCGTTACGCCGATATATTGGTACAACGACAATTGGTGTGGCGAACGGCATGATTTTGTCCGTTTGTGTGACGCAAAGAAGAACGCATTAACCGAAACAGGTACTGCCGTATCGATATACTCTTACCGAACCGGACAAATCGTGTGTATCGCCCCGGCATCCGGCTATTGTCCTCCATAACTTTAGCGAGCTATCACCTTTTATCCACTCGGAAAAACTAAATTTTCATGGAATATAATCTTCACAGCTACGATAAATATATCGTATCCTTTAGTGGTGGAAAAGACTCTACTGCCTGTTTCCTTTACCTGCTCGATAACGGTATCCCTTTGGATAAAATCGAACTTTGGCATCAGGACGTGGACGGACGCGAAGACACTTTTTTCGACTGGGAAGTTACCCCTGACTACTGCCGCAGGTTCGCCGAAGCCTTTGGCGTTAAAATCTACTACCAATGGAAAGAGGGAGGCTTCCGCAGGGAGCTGATGCGGGAAAACAGCCTCACCGCTCCCAATTGTTTTGAATGTCCCGACGGAACTGTCGGCAAAGTGGGAGGAAAACGGGGTAAGCTCGCTACGCGCCACAAATTCCCCCAATGTTCCCCGGACCTTACAGTTCGTTGGTGTTCTGGCTATCTCAAAATAGACGTTTGTTCTGCCGCCATCATCAACCAGCCCCGTTTCCGGGGAATCCGTACATTGATATTATCCGGTGAAAGAGGCGAAGAATCAGCAGCACGGGCAAAATACCCCGTTTTTGAACCCGACCGGGCAGACCTCCGGAATGGAAAACAGTTCACCCGCCACGTAGACCGCCTGCGGCCCATCCGGGATTGGAAAGAACAACAGGTTTGGGACATTGTCAGGCGTTACAGGGTCAGAGTCCATCCTTGTTACTACCTGGGATGGAGCCGCTGTTCCTGCCGGTTCTGCATCTTCGGCAACAAAAACCAGTTCGCCAGCGCAGCATACATAAGTCCCGAACGGATAAAGGAAATCGCCGCTTTGGAAAAACTGTTCAACTGTACAATCAAACGAAAGTGTGACATCCTGACACTGATAGCCTCCGGTACACCATATAGTCATATTACTGATGAATTAAAATCAATCGCTACAAACTATAACTACGATTTTCCCATCATTCTTTCTCCGGACGAAGAATGGATATTGCCAGCCGGAGCTTTCGGTGAAAATTGTGGCTCCATGTAAGACTTCGAGCAAATAGAGATACCGTATTCCCTCAAGATTAAAACATATATAATGAATAAAGACCGCAGACAGCAGTTAAGCGACGCCAGAGATTCTTTAGATGAAGTGATAGCCCAGCTTAATGACATAAAGGACGAAGAACAGGACGCCTTCGATAACCTGCCGGAACCCTTTCAGGACTCCGGACGAGGCTCCAAAATGACGGATGCAATAGATGCCGTCGAGCAAGCAATCTCATCCATTGAAGAGGCTCAACAATCTATTGATGAAGCCGCAGCATAATAAAACCGGATGATTTATCAACCGGATTTTCATTACCACCATTATTCTTATAAAAGATTTATCAACCAGTTAAATAATAAAATTATGACAGCAATCAAAGAGCTTTTAGACAACTACTTTGCCGCAACAGCAAAAGTATCCGACCAACTCAGTGAAATAGAGCGTCAGGAAGATGAAAAAGTAAGAAATATTCAAATGCCCGTCATCAGAGTACCTAACTACGCAGAACAGGTAATCCGGCCGATCCTCCAAATGCTCGACGATGCACTTCCCGAATACAATATTTTAGTCCCAGCTCCGAAAGAGTGCAAACTCAAAGACGGGATATTTCAGATACGCTCAAAAGGGACTTGTCTCGGTGGATTGTCATATCCTACGAACGACGATCACAAACTCTATTTCTCAGCTACCACACACCGTAGAACTGAAGAAAAGCAAGAAGTGCAAACCTTTGAACAATTACTGAAAATGATTAAAAATGAACTGAATAAACGGGGATTGCTCATTCTACCAAAACATTTGTAAAGCAATGACAGATCAGAAATTAAATCAGCAAACAGAACAAAACATCAGGTTCAGGGTCCTGCTTGGACTTGGACCTTGGATTGCTTTGGTATTTATCGCTGGCATATCCTTGCTGAAAGACTGTTTCAGACCACCTGACCCAATGGACGATAGCATCAATGCCGGCAGAGAAATTGTCCGTCATTTGGAAGTGTGCGATACCACCCGGAACGGGTTTCGGGTAGTCTATGCAACCCCCCAATCTGTAACATCCCGGCGTTTGGATGAAATCCGGTCCCGCAAACAACTCAATGATGCCTTCGACAGTTTACAACAAACCGCAGCCACATTTTTCGGTGGAAGTCTTCTTCAAACCGACATTTATGACTTTGCGGCTTATGCCCGCAGGTTTGATGTAGACAATGACGTACGGATGCACAACATTTTCGTATTCGGAAAAGAAAAACAGGAGATGTATGTTCGGCCGAACCCCAAAATAAAGAATTCGGCCACATGGATCAATACATCGCTCGAACAGGGCATCCAATATATCAGCCAGGACGATATTTATTTCCGTCGTAAAAAAGCAGAAAGAGTATATCGATATTGGAAGTGTTACGGAAACAACGCAATCTCCACAACAGACGAACGTTTCAGTCATTTTTCCGAGGCTGAAAGACTATGGTAAGGGCAAGAGACTTTCTCTATAAATACTCCTGCTTTACGCTCTAAAAATAACTGCAAATTTATTTGATTTATATATAATGAAAATATAAATTTGTAGCTGTTTTATTTTAATGTTGATTGATTTTCATATTGTTAATTGAACGTAAACCAGATTGAAGAATATGGACAAGGAGTATGACATCAGAGCAATCACAGCTCAAATTCAAGCCCTCGGAAAAGACGGGCGAATTGATCGGGTTTGTTTCACGCCATTCCAAGACAAAGCAATTACGTGGAGTACGTGAGGATTCACCCTACAAAAAGAAAATTTGTGTTCTTTCAGAAGACCTGAAAGGGAAAATCAAGCCGAATGTTCTATACACCGTAGAACTGAAAGCAATGCACACGGGCAGCGGGTTTGTTGTAGTTGCAGCAGCCCCGGTTCTTTTCAAAGCAACAATAGAAACCTTGTTGATCCCAAGAAAGACATACAGGGTAACTATCACCTTCGGAAACAAGATCGTATATTTTGACCCGTTGGAAGGTAAATCTTATTCCAGCCGGACTGTTGCAGGTGTAGTTTCTCTGTTGCACCAACGAACTGATATTGAGGATCGGGATGAAGTAATCGAACGCTTCAAGGAAGAAGCGGCAAAACTAATCCGAAAGATGGGCGAACACGGTGTGGCTACGCCGGAAATACCAGGCTTATGACACAGCCCGGACAAGGTATTGCCACCGATGGGGCACATTCCATGAAAAGAGGAGTTACCCGGTATAGAGCCGTAGATTTGACTACCGGAGAACTTCTCTTTGAAAGGAATATAGGTAATCAGACAATCAATATCAGCGAATTTCTGGGTGTCGTGGAAGCTGCAAAATATATCATTGAGCATGGCTTCACACCCCGGATCATCTACACCGACAGTCAGACAGCCCTGACCTGGTTTCAAGAGAAAAGAACCGCCTCCCGCAAAAAGAACCCGGCAATAAAAAAAGCCGAGATATTTTTGAAGGTGATGGCCTCCGAAGTTGACCGTATAAAAGTGATTCACTGGAATACGGTCGATTGGGGAGAAATTCCAGCAGACTTCAACGAGAAATGACCCATGGCGAAACTTAAAAAAGACCTTCATAAATATGTCGAACTACGAGAGGAAGATTACCTGCAATTAGTCGAAGACAGTATGGCGGTTGAGGCCCTGAAATTAGCGGGGATTGAGAAACTGCCGATATGGAAAGCTGTACGCAGAATCTTGGATGATAGCCGGGTAGAGATACACGTCAAGCCCATCAACCGGCGTTATGCGGAATAAGTAGTATAACATCATCATTAATGCCCGAGTAACTTCGGGCATTTTTATTGTGAGACACAAAAATCCCTCGGAAATGCTTGTCATTCCGAGGGATTAACCGAAGTCTTTTTTAAAAGGGATTGTCTTTTCCGACCGCTTCAGGCAACTATTCCAAGGCTATGTATTTCTCCATGAATCATATACATGGTTCACTTTTATCCGTAAGTAAACCTCTGTATAAAAACCTGTTAAATAGCACCTTACATCCAACAAATCTGTATATCTTTGTACTCGCAATTAAAGCTATTATAAACCGGCTCATGTACACCTGTATGTATAGAATAGCTTATCTTGCTCCAATTAACCTCTGAAATACAGAGAGTTGAAATAAATCAAAGACAGTCCCAAAAGGCAGCCTTTGTTGCATATTTTGGGTTGTATTTTTGAATACTCTGAAAGTTTAGTAAACAGATTTCTTTGTACATTACATAAAATGGTTATTTTTGCAGGTATTGTTCATGCGCGTTCTGTGTTGAGTGTGCAAATATCAACCATTAAAAACTGTATT